CGAAAATGGCAACCAACAGGTGCGCTTTGTGCAGGATTTTGGACATTCAATGAACTGGTCTGGATTATCCAGAATTACGAATCATTCAAAGATTCTGATAGCATTATTAACTTACCGCTGGATGATGAATGGCGGTTAATAAATCACGAAGCCATCAATGAAATGGATTTAGCTGCATAGACAATTTAAGGGGAGAAAGGGTAGGGGATATGTGTGAAGGTGTAGGGGAAATCAAAAACGTAAAGAGCATTTGTGAAACAAGAACACAGCTTTCTTTCGAGGCAGAGGTCTTATTAGATAATGACCATCTTTTGGATTATGTCAATAAGAATTTTTCGCATTGTTTAATGTGCGAAAAGCTGAAATTTGTTGAAGATTTTAAGGTTTATAAAGGCAGGATTGCAAGTGTTTGCACAGACTGTATAGATAAGTAAAAGTTACAAAAATGTCACATATCACGGCTACACCGTCTCACTCGGAAACGCCCGTAGAAAATTGATAGTCAGTCGTGATTCAGGAAAAAGGAGCGAAGTGCTATGTTCGGAGGAACAAACTTAGCAATTAAAATATTATTAAAAGCGATGGAGGTACAAAGTATTATGAACGGAACAGATAATAGCAAGAACACAGTAGATTTCCTCGATATTCAGGATTCGGGGGACAGACAGGAATTCGACACGGGCTCTGTTCGAGATTCTCAGGTTGGCAAGGGTCGGTATGATTTAATTACGCCTTTTGCCATGAAGCGGCTGGCCGTGCATTATGAAGGCGGGGCTATAAAGTATGCTGTCCGTAATTGGGAAAAGGGTCAAAATATTATGCGCTATCTGGAGAGTGCCGAGAGGCACATCAATGACCTCAAAGCTGCCTTGCTACTTGGTGAAATGACCGAAGATCACGCTGCTGCGATCATCTGGAATATGTTCGGGTTCATCCATACCGAAGAAATGCTCAAATTAGGCCGTTTGCCTGCATCTTTGGACGACCGGCCGGTGCCATATCCAAATTACACCGAAGGCGGACCTCTGCCCGAAGCTGCTTAATCTACCCTGGGGGGAACAGGGTCGGGGGCGCTGCTCAAAAATTTTTCGCACTTCGTCCACCGGACAGGCATGCCTGTTCCCTGTTCCCCGTTTTTAGACCTCATTTCAAATTTCTCATACGCTGCCTTTTCTAAAGGGGAATATAGGGTAAAGGGGCCAACCCGCGTCCCCGTTTTAGATGCAAAGACAAATTCGCATCTAAAGTCGCAGCACTTCAAGGACACCCACCCCCCACCCTAAACGGATCCTTTCCGATTTAATATATTAAAAACAATTTTTTGTTGTTCTTTCGTAGGTTTCAACCTTCGCAGAAAGGGGGTTTTTATGCTCGAACTCAGGGTTGAATACACTACTCCCACCGGTCGAACGTATCATGAGCCGGTGGCAGGGTACACCGAGGCTTTGCGGTTTATTGATGAAATTGCGAAGTCCGGTAAATGTTCGGCGGAACTGCAAGTATGGATGGGGAGATGGCTACCAACCGGAGAGGTTACGTCGCAAGCTCTGAGAAAATGGAATAACAGAGCTTGCGTGCATTAGCCCTGTTCATAGTTCAGTTCGCCGGACTCATTATCAGCATGGTCGTAACGTTTTGTTTTTTCGCCTGGCTATGCTTGTAAAAATATTTTTGGTTGTTTTTGAAGTAATTTTAACCCTTAACGAAAGGAGTCAACATTATGCTGAACTCAGTTACCTTGATTGGAAACCTCGGACGTGATGCCGAACTCCGGTACACTCCGAGCGGTGTGGCAGTTGCCAACCTGAGTGTTGCTACTTCCGAACGCTGGAAGGACAAGGAGTCCGGCGAAGCTCGGGAGCGCACCGAATGGCACCGCATCGTAGCATGGAGCAAGCTGGCAGAGATTGCCGGCGAACTCTACACCAAGGGCAAGCAGATCCTTGTTGAAGGCACCCTGCAAACCCGTAAGTGGACGGATGATAATGATATCGTCCGTTACACCACCGAAATTCGCGCCACTCGCCTGCGTCTTCTTGGCCCCGCACCCGCCGGAGCCGGTCAAAACGCTCCCGTCCCCTCGGATGCTGACGCTCCGCCCGCAGTAGCTGCCGCCGCCGCTCAAAGCACCGAGCAGCCTGCACCTGTCCGTGTGGAAGACGACATTCCGTTCTAAACCTGAAACGGGGGCGCGAAGCCCCCAAAAACTATTGTCAATTGTATTTCCTAAAATTTTTAACTTTCTCGAAAGGAGAACACTAATCATGAATCGTTTACTCAAACTGTCCCTTTTCGCAGCAATGTTCGCTTTGGTACTGAGCGTTGGCGTGGCTTACGCTGGAGACCTCAAACTGGAAGGCGTTACCGTCGATTCCGCCGTCACCAAGATCGACAAAAACGGTGCCGAGTACGTCCGGATCATTTTCACGGAACAACGTTCCATTGACGGAATCAAATACCCCGCCGGAACCCCGCTGATGGCCTTTGGTAACCATGCCGAGGTTGCCAAGTCCCTCAAACCCGGCGACAAAATCAACGTGATCGCTGACAGGACGGAATATAACGGCAGAGTCTCGTACAATATCCGTACTTTCTTCTAAGTCGCCTGCATCACCGACCGATGGACAGGTCGCCGCCTCCAAAAATAATGAGCGGCCTGTCCATTTTTTGTTATCTAAAATCAGGAGCATATTATGGAAAACAAAGTTGAAATCATGCTATTATCCGTGGTCTTGGTGTTTATGATCATGATCGGATGGTACTCCAAGCTGTCATTCGAGAAAAGTCTGAATCTAAGACCGGATCAGCTTAAACATATTCAGCACCATTGGATAAATCACGATTCACGGCTTGTCACGGTTTTGATTGATGAAACTTTAGCCACCGGCACAGACGGAGCCTGTGAAACCGCCGCTCAAATATTCCATGCCATCACTTCGCAGGGATACCGGCTCCATGTTCTGTCGCCTAACGGCTTCGTGCCTTCGGACATGAACCCGATGGATGCCCAATGGACGGCTCAACTCGTAAATTTGGAGCTTAAATATTGATCGGCCGGTCTAAAAACTGGCTGAAATACGTGGCCTTGATTTTATCTATCATGGGATTGGTCACATTCAGCCTCTTTATACTTGAAGAAAGCTTCCAAACCGTCATGTTCGGCACTTGGCCGGCCCAGGACGCCCAAAGGTGGGACATAGTTTACGATGGATGCAAGATGATGAAGCGAATCACTGGCACCATGAAGGTCGTAAACTACACTTTAGGCTGGATTCAGCCAATTGCCTTTATATCATACCAATCTTACGCCGAATCCGGCGATTATTACACCAGGGCTCTAAGAGCCAAGGTGCTTGCTCATTCGCCAAAGCAATTTGAGGGTGAGGAAATCACCCTTACCTTCCGATATAATGAACTCAAGGCAATGCCAGACGGCTCCATATTGCTTATTAACGGAAAAAAGGGAATCCGAGTATGGACAAAACCCGAAAAATCCGTTGTAAGTGCCTCTGGGATTCTGACAAGGCATAAAAATCTGTTCATTATAGACAATCGGAAGGAAAATGGGCGCAATCCCGCCCGCCAAGTCCGGTAAGAGTCCGGTTCAATCGGGATCATTGAGCAGAGCTTGGCTTCCACTATAACAATTTGGCCTATATGTTGCCGAGAGTGTGACACATAGGACTTCGTGAGGGGATTGCGGTGGCACCGGTATCGCCTCATGTATAAGTAGCAAGGCCAGCCACCTTGTTCCAAAACCGCCCAGCCCCTTTCGCTGTCGTGGCGGCATATAAGTCCGGGTTAAACAGCATAAATTAAGCCCCTTCTCTCTAAGTTGGGGCTTTTTTTATGTTAGATTAGTGCGATCCCCTCCGGGTCGGTTGTCTTCCAGGCTCGCTGTTCGCTCGGTCCCAAGGGACTACACCTTCCAGCCCCCCTATCGCCTGACGCCCTCCGGTTGTCAAAAGGAACGCCGCAAGCGGCTTCTTTTCGCCCATTTCTGTAAGGCTTGGATTCGCGGAAGCTCTAAAAATCAAAATCAGACGAAAAAGATTTAAAGGAAACATCTGATTTTTATTTTATAGAGCTTCTTACGCGCCAAGCCTAACATAAATCGGCGACTCCTTGACAGATGCGGAGAGCATCCAAAAAAAGATTTTTGTTGTTCTTGGAGAAATCGCTCAGAACCTGTCAAGACCTGTTTGATCGGGAGTTTTTGGGCAAACTTTCAGGACGATAGAACTTTGAAAGTTTACCAAAAAACGAACGTTCCGACCAAACAGCGAGTCAGCAAAGCCCACGCCAGCAAGCTGTCATGTACTTTGCATGAGTCTTGACAGAACCCTCACGATTTCCCTTGGTGGAACCAAAAACTTTTTTTATTTTATTTGGCTGATTATAGTTTCCGCTTTTTGAAAAAAGCTTGGCAAAAACTTTAAGATTATAAGGGGGCTCTTATGGTTATCGTCCACAATTATCGAAACGAGATTCCAAGTATTATGTGTGATTCTGATACTTGGGCTGAAACTGGAATTATGCAGTCTAAAGGAGCAATTCTCGGCAATCCGTTTTATAAAGAACCGAGAAATCAGGCTGTTAAGAAGTTTCGGTCTTATTTATGGGCTGAAATGCAAAAAATGGACAGTCTGATTAGGTTGGAACTCTACAGGCTTGCTGGAGAAATTAAAAATGGAAAAACAGTGATTTTAACATGTTGCTGCGCTCCGAAAGCCTGTCATGGAGATGTTATTAAAAACGCTATCGAATGGATTAATTCCGAAAGGAGCGTATCATGAATAAATCAGGACGTAATTGGTTTAGTAATTTTTTGCCATTTGAAGAATCGTTAAAGTACCAAGGACTTTTCTTTGTAACGCCTGAACATTTCTACCAGGCTATGAAAAGCAAGGACTTTAACGACCGGCATCACGTTAGCCTGGCACGAACACCTGGTCAAGCAAAGCGCCGAGGCAGGTCAATCAAGCTTCGCTCCGATTGGGAGCAAATTAAACAAGACGTTATGGAATATGCTTTGCGTTATAAGTTCCAAGCATCAACATGGCGCAAAAAATTGCTCGCTACCGGCAATGATGAAATAATCGAATGGAATTATTGGCATGATAATATTTGGGGCAATTGCACCTGCAACAAATGCCAAAATATTAAAGGCCAGAATTTGCTTGGAAAGTTGCTTATGAAAATTCGGGCAGAATTAAATAAATCTTAAATTGTTCTTAAATTAAAACGCCCGTGGGCAACGCCGCAAACGAAACCCACGGGCAAATTGCAACTCTCTCTGGTGAAAGGAGCAATATCATGCGTAATACTGCAAAATCAATTTGGCGTCAAGCGTGGATCGATAAACACATTGCTATTCACACATCAGTCAAGTCTCATCTACCCGGCTGGCCAACTCCTAAAGAAATTCACTTCACCCAACCCAAATCTGAACTTGTCGAAAACATCGTCACCCATGAACGTGACGTTGACGTGTTCACCCACGATAATCGCTCTATGGATATCGTGGCCTTCTTGCCGCCTACGGAATACATCATTACAAGGTACAGCCCCGAAGGTAAAATCTGCGGTGTTGTCAAAGAACACACCGACGATCAGTACCAGCAGATTGCCGATGATCTGGCTGACCGGCCAGTTTACGATTTTGGCGAATGCTGGACAGCCGTTGGCGCTCACGTTACCGAAATGACCGGCCTTGATCGTATGATCTTCGAAGACGGCCACAACGGATCCGGCAAAGTCCAACGTCAAGGCATGAATATACCAATCGTTTCCAAGTGGCGCCGACCCGACTGGCTGCATTATAAATTCAAGGGCGCTGGCCTTGAAGTTACATTCGACCAGGCCGAAGATCTGATAGATTTTTGGAATATCATCGATCCCGACTGTAGAATCTGGACGGATTTCTTCGTATGGACAGTCAAAGGCGGCATAGAACAAGCCCTTGACTACTTCGAAAATCTGGCCGGCTCATTGGTTGATGATGAAGTCTGCATCAACGATAAGCCTATGAACAACGGTTCGCCCCACCAGGAAATAGGCGAAGGCGACTACGAGCAGGCCATGATCGCTGATATCATAGAATCAGGCTCCATCGAAGATATCGGCACTTTCAAAACCTTCGATGAACTGGCTGATGCTTGGGACGCGTTGTTCGTTGACCACGAAGAATACGCCGGAGAAAACTATCTTGATCACGAAATTGACGAAATCTTCGGTAAATTCACCTATGAAACAGAGTGCGGCCAACTTCGCCTTGATCGTGGGTTTGGTACGCCGGATACGTTCAGGTACAACGTCATCAATGACGACCTGTACTGGCCTCAACATACACCGGCTGTTCTTGATGATGGTACACGCACATATCCCAAGCTCTGGTGGGCTTGGGGTTGTCCACGCTACGCCAAGATACGCCGCTTCATCGAGAATGCGAACCTTGCCCAGATAAACGCCATCCGTCGCAAAGCACATAACAACTGTGACTGGATGAACTACTACCAACGCTCTATATTCTGGGGCGTTACCAAGCAACGCAAAAGCTACCTTGAAGGATGCAAGGCGATCTACGTACAAACGTTGCTTGATAGTATTACGGCAGTTGAGAAACGCTCTCTGACCATGATGCGTAACACTAAAAGCATCAAGCAGGCTAAGTTCTATTGGTACTTGATCTACTCAAACACAAAGAACCTTGGCCGCCCACGGTTTGTCGAGTACGTGCTCAAGCCTGAATTGAACAAACGTCAGCAGATGCTTGAAAAACTGCCGGACATGACGCCGCCTGAACCGGAAATGCTCTTTGATAGCTACGATGATGCGTTCTACCATGAACACACTTACGAGGAGTTCGACGACTGGACGGTGCATGTGCCCAACGAACAAGTAATTTAGTTACCAGGCCGGGACTCTACGGAGTCTCGGTCTTTTTCGCATTGATAAGGATGAACATCATGTTCATACTCAGGCCAATCTTATGTGCAACGCATAGGTAGGCAGGAAGGGAAGGTATGTAGGCTGATTACATAGAGGTAGGACAGGTTGGACTTGTCTCTAAAATTTTACGAATTTCCGCATTTTTATTTTTCAAATCGGACCTTTTAATTCCGGACATTTATCAATATTATTTTGTACCCAATCCATAATAACAGGGCTGATTCTTTTTAACCACCTATCAGTCTTATAATAACTAACAACCAAAGTCCCCTGATCTCCGTCATTTCTAATTTGAACAACGAATAATTCGCAAAAATCTGAGGAAACGGTAATATGTCCTTCTTTAATGTCTGGATAGAGGTTTCCGTCTACGTAGCTACCCGGGCGCAGCATTGGAATTGCTGATCGAGCAAAGCAATTTACGGTTTTTTCCAGCAGGTCACGATAAACGTTCTGGTAGTCTCCGGCCACTTTGAATTTACTAATATTGGGATTAGCGGAGCTTTGTTTTAATGTGCTGCTGCCGCATCCAGCTAAAATTAACATCAACATAATTATTATAGTAGTAATTTTCCGCATAAAATTCCTCCAAAGAATATTTTTATAAAAACCGATCATAAAAGTTATTAAGATGTCAAGGGAATTTTAAAAAATATTATAAAATTGTTATGAATATGAAAATAACACTTGCTTTTTTATAATTATTTGTTACTAATAGTAAGAATTACAAAAAGGAGATATCTAATTGAAAGATTTTTGGAGTACCCATCCAGGTCAAAGATTCCGCTCTATTTTAGAATCATCCCTACCTCTGATTGCTAACAGTCTGGCAGCAGTTGCTATCCATCTTGAAAAAAGTCCCAAGTCCCAAGTCCAAAATACACCGATCGTATTTAATAGTCAGGAAGAATTTGAAAAAGCGGTCAGGCTTGCCATAATGCAGGCTTATCGTGAAAATACCAATAATTTTCGCCAATATTTTAATTGTTGAAAAAATTTTATTAACCATCTTACTGAAAGTAAGGAGAATTATTCATGAAACAGTATTTAAAGACTATGGTTCGGGGTTGTTATACCGTTCAGAAATTAAGAATTCAGACTGGCAATCGGTTGGTTGCCAACTTTAGGGCCAAGTTGGGTTTGGATCCGAGTCAGAAGGAAGATGAGCTTGACAAGGAAGGTAAGCGGATCATGGAAGACATTCGGGCTGCTTTTCGGAAGATTACTGACGGTGTTTTGAGTTTGCCGAACCGGAAGAAATTTAAGGCCGAGGGTGTTATTTCGTCATACACGGAATTTGCTTTGATTTCTCAGTACATTGGACTTGAGGAATCGGAGAAGCGTCATTTTAAGCAATTAGAGGGTATATTGGCTGAATTTCCGCTTTGGACGAAGTATTTGGAGTCGGTTAAGGGCGTGGGCCCCGCTATGGCCGGTGTGATTATTTCGGAGATTGACATCGAAAAGGCGGAGTATCCGTCCTCACTGTGGAAGTATGCGGGTTTGGACGTTGCTGAGGACGGCAAGGGTCGGAGTAAGCGCAAGGAGCATCTTATTGAGGTTGAATATAAAGCTGCTGACGGGGAGGCCAAGCTTCGAAACAGCATAACGTTCAATCCGTTTTTAAAGACGAAGTTGCTTGGTGTTCTTGGGACTTCATTTTTGAGATTGGGGCCGGATCGGTCTAATTATGCCAAGACTTATTATGATTACAAGAATCGTCTTGAGAATCATCCGGACCATCAAGAAAAGACCAAAATGCATCGTCATCGTATGGCTTTGCGGTATGCGGTGAAGCGTTTTCTTGTGGATCTGCATATTGCGTGGCGTGCGATTGAGGGTTTACCTGTTTCAGTTGAATACAGTGAGGCCAAGCTTGGCATGGAGCATAAGAAGGCTGCTTAAGTCCGTTAGTAACCCTAAGTGTCATAGCGAGTCATTGGCATTAAGAAATCCAACATCTTGTAGCGAGTCATCGATATACAGAAACCCTGACATCTTTAGCGTACCGTCCCTGGCAAGAAAACCAGATTAAAGTAGTGGATCAGAAAGGGTTAGAAATCCAATAAGTTTGAAGTGTGCCAGAAAGGGGGAGAAACCCAATTTACCACAGCGAGTCTATGGAAAAATTAACCCAACATAATTTAGCGAGTCATTTGGTGTAAGCAAACCAGCACAATATAGCGAGTCAGGAGGACAAAGAAATCCATTGTCAAATAGCGTGCCAGGAGGTGAGAGTAATCCAGTCATTTGTTAGCGAATCAATCCTTACAAGAAATCCAACGAGCAGTAGTGGGTCAGAAAGAAGAAGAAAACCAATCTTGTTCAGCGATTTTAAAGTAATTTTAGTTGTTCTTTTTAAATTATAGTTTATATGGCGCGTTGGTGAAGCGGTCGAACACACCGGTCTTTCACGCCGGTATTCACGGGTTCAAATCCCGTACGCGTCACTTTTGTTTTCTTTGGCCTAAGTGCTTTGACCTGATTGTGTCCAGACCATGAGGTACGGGGAGTTCGAAAAATTCGTTCAATGATCCTATCAAGGAAGTGTGGCGAGAACAAAAGGGTGACACTCCGGAGAGACGGAGTTTTAGACCAAAGAAAACAGTTTTATAGTCCAGTAGTGAAGTCTGGTCTATCACGTCGGCCTGTCACGCCGAAGATCGCGGGTTCAAATCCCGTCTGGACTGCCAGTTTGGGGAATGTGGATCGTCGTATCACGGGAGAACCGGCGTAGGGTGTGAAATAGCACTTACGGCTCCGGAACTGGCCTGTCGGTTGGGCTAAAACACCGACCTTCGACCCTGCCCCATTAAACAAACAAACAGGAGAAAAATAAATGTTACATTATGAAGCAACGGGAAAAAAGCTAACATTAGCTAAAATTGCCAAAGTGGTAAATTGTATGGTGCTCGCAGAGTTTATGTTTGACCATCTCAAATACAATTTCCAAGATGGCATATTACGTGCCAATAAGGCAATTGTAGTAGATTCTCAACTCATTTCTTATGCCGAAAAAGATCGGTACTTTATGGGGTTTTTACTTAAAGATGGATATCTCGGCCTAAAACAATCTAATTGCAATAAGTGTTTCGGACCATGTCCCCATGAGCTTGAATCTCACAGGGATAAGCTTGTCCATTGGGCCAAGCAAATGCCAATAGCAGCTTAATATCGATTTTAGATCTGGTTGATTTGTATTTCCAAATTGGTTCTGAAGGTCTTGAGTTAAAAATCAAAAACATCGGCAATTGCCCGTATGTGCCGACGTTTTTGTACCAAGCCGTACAACAATTTGCATACAGAGATACAAAATTATGTATATCGAAAAAACACGAATATATTATAAAAGCACAGAGCAAAGAACTATGCCCGCCAGGTTTTTGATTCTGATCCAACACAAAGATAAACCTCTTGGCCCTGACAATTTTCGCGCAATAGTGCGCAAGGTTGCTTTGCACCAATTTGGTCATTTCATGATGGGAACTGCCAGGATTAAAGGCCATAGCATAACGCTCAGCGGTTCTTACGGCAGTGATGGATTGCCGCACACCACGGACATCGATGAAGTTTATAATGCTGCCATACCTGTTCCGAAAGAGCTTTATGATGCTTGGAGTGAAGGCGGCGGTCATAACAGTTGCGGAACCGAAGCCTGTGCTATGCGGGATTGGGCTTTAAAAAACATAAAGGAGCTAACGAAATAATGGCTGAAATAACGGAAGTTTTAAACAAAGTGGATAAGGCTTTGGCCGAAGGTCGGATTACAGTAGGGCAGGTTATTGATGCCGCCCCGCAGTCGGTCAAGAGGGAACTATTTAAAGTCCCCGTATTAAATTCCGATGATATGCCTAAATATGACGGAAAATTCGACAATGGGTGAGCATATTGGCGATCTTATCGACAGAGTTTACGATCAAGAGCGTGACAGACGGATGATGGAAGGAGTGGAAAATATGGTTATTGAAGCCGTTGAAACAGGATTTGACTGCCCTGTATGCAGTTGCCCGAACGAAAAATTAGAGTTTTACGATACCAATGAGGCCGGGACTGGCGGTTGGTATCGTTGTCCGGAGTGTGGAAGAAACACTATCTGGAAGACCTTGAAAGCCGAAAGTGCTACTGATGTTTTGTCCATGTTCGCGGATCCGGAAGTTCTGGCAAAATATCAGGCTAAAAAGCAGGCCAGGTTCGATCAAATAGCTCAGGCTGAGCAAGATATTAAGGTTTTGCTTTGTACTTTTATGAACGTCAAATGCGAAGCTGTTGAGCGTTATGTAGGCCTTAACACCAAAGATGGATTTCCGCAGTATTTCACCGATGCGGACATAGACGCCATTTTTGATTTTAATCGTGTCCAATTGTGGAAAATAGCCCATTTGTTTGAAAGTTCTCGAAACGACATATGGTCTTGTCCGTTCTGTCTCGCTTTTTCAACCCAAATTAGCCATGAAACCAAAGTGGTTTCAAAGAACTGCACTCGATGCACTTATGCGGCTACTCATAAGCCTTGCATGGAACATGATTCTACTTATGGAAAAATTCAGGACATTATCGGAGTACCAATTCTGGTCATTTTAGAAGAAATGGACGTTATACCTGAACTTGCAAAAATTACCAGCGCAATACGCCGCAAACTAACGGAGATGTAATATGCCAGAAAGTTCAATTGCCTTCGACCTTGATGGAGTTCTGATAGATATTGTTACACCGATCAAAAGGCTTCTATTAGAACTTTATGATTTTGATTTACAGGATAACGACCCTGAATACGACCAATTCAATTTAGTCAAAGCAACCGGCATATCTTCCAAGAAGTTATGGGAGATATACCGGATGGTTTACACGGAAGTTAAAACTACACCTATTTACCCGGGCGCAACGGAACTTCTGGCCAAATTATATGAAAAGACCAACGAACCGCCGCTGATCGTCACGGCCAGGCCGCCGGATTCAGCCAGCCTGACTTATCAGATAGTCAAAAGGGTTGCCAAGAAAACGCCCTTTGCTGTCGTCTTAAAGCATCCCAGATGCCATAAGTCGCAACATTTATCCGGTTATTACTATTTTGTTGAAGATCGCAGACGGACGGCCTTGGAGCTTGCTGATTTAAACTTTGTTATTCCGTTAGTCCGGAAGAATTACAATCCCATTCCGAACATCAAGAAATATCGGAATATTTTTTATATCGAGGGAGTGCATGAACTGATCCCTCATGTGGATGAGTTTACCAACAGGAATAAATACTTTGATGTTAGCCTTTTTAAAAAATGTGCGTGATTTTGTTCTTTTAACAATTGTTTTGGCCTGTGTAGCGTTCTATCTGGCCAGTTTAATTTGACGCGGGAAGATCAGGTGATCCGCTTGGGCTCATATCCCAGGTCGCAGGGGTTCAATTCCCCTTCCCGCTCCCAATTTAAAAGGGTTAAAAATGGACAAACCAATTCCAATTCCGCAAGATGATCGGCCCATGATGCCAAAAAGCTTACTTCCTAGTTTTTCAGTAAAGAAAAGCCAGTTTAAGAAAAGCACTCATGGCAACATGGCTCGCAATCAAATAGCCAGGCGACGTATGCGTCGTAAAATGGCCAGAAAATCAAAGTAAAGGAATCGCAGATAATGGTTCAAATTAATTTGTTGGATGCTGATATGGCTAAGTTAAAAGAACTGGCTAAAAAATTAGGTGTTGATGTCAATAATTCCAACGGTAACAAAGCTGTTTATAGGGACGGCCATGTTGATTCCTGGTTTGTTGATATGATGGCTATTATTACTAAAGAGGTTTTACTAAACAAATGGATGCTTTAATGATCGAAGAAACAGTCTTAAAGGGCAAAGCAGCACGCTCAATGATTCAAAGCCTTGTCACGGTTTATGACAGACACACCGGTAAAGCCGTTGCAGAATATTCATGCTCTCCCAAAGAAGCGATCGTTGCCTGTTGGGAACAGCATCATGGCAATAACAATACATGGGAGTATGCTCAGAAAATTAAAGCCGAGGTTTATCCTTTGGAAAGAACTAAATTCGGCTGGATTCTCGGTAAGTTTTGGGTAATGGACTTATAAAATGGCACGTTTTTTATGTAAACAAGCTAAATTTGAAGCAAAGTACAAAGGTGCAAGCGCGGGATTATTTAATCCCGGTGCAGAAGCATATCGTATTTTGGGTGAATTAAACTACGGCAATGTGTTTGCTTATCTTTTCAGGCGTTTTGGATACCCATGTTATGGATGGGATGATTATAAGGAATTAACTATTTACTATTTAACAACTTCCATGGACGGAGTTGTTTTAAGCATAAAGCCAAGTGTATCTACTGCCACTTCTTTTGGATATATGCTTCGGCATGATGTTCACGCAAAATGCAAATTTGAAAGTTTCAAGCCGTTAGTTTATTGGACTAAAAAATTTAAAAAATGGGTGGCAATTAAGTACAGAATTATAGCCTTTGACGGTTTTTACGTTAATTGCAGTAAAAAAGAGATAGATCGCGCTGCAAGGGTTTGGATTCGTAAAAATTGTTTCAATAGAACGCCAACACAGAAAGATAGCATTGCTTTTTGGGAATATAAAAGAAAGCAGTGCGATAAATTAAGAAAAGAATACCAGCGCATAGAACCAAGTTTTCCGCATCCTGATATTTGGAATTGGCGTTCATTATCACCAAGCTGGACAAGTTATCAAGTTATGCAAGCACTCTGCGAAACCATTAAAAACTTACTTATCCCCGTTAATGTTAGGGATTGGTATATCAACATTCAAGGAAAAATCAGAAATAACCTGCCATTAATTCCCGATCCGGATGATCCAAATGAAATGATAGTTGACTCAGCACCATATTCAGAAACGGCCGGCTATGGTGTTACGATTAATTCTAAAAATAATAGACCAGAGGTACGACTTTAAATGGAAGCTGCTCTTAATTTCAATTATACAGACGATGTTGAAGCAACCGAAATGCTGAAAAGCATTCATGCCGGTGAGTCAACATGGGATGATTATACATTTGAGCAGAAAGCTTATAAGGGCTGGTTCTGGCCGTATATGCTTCAAATTGACGAATTGGTCGGCAGTAAGCGCTGGAATTATTGGTTTAGAACCATACTGAACGGCGAACTATTTGATGAACCGATTCCTCAGATCAAGTTTCTTGGTCATGCTGATCCTGAACCAATGAAAAATCTACGTAATTGTTTGGAACATCATCATTGTCTGATGCACTCAGTCGGTCATTCGGAGTTTTTCGATTGGCTGCTATGGGGGTTCGGAGAAGGGAATGAAAAGCCGCGAATTTCCGAAAAGGTCAATGAGCTTTGGTATCGGACGTTCAACCTGGGCCCGTTTATCCAAAAGCCCCACGATTATTTAGGCGAGATTATTTCGGAAGCTAAGGCAGGCAAGACTTACTGGACAAACCCGAATGCTTTTTTCCCTACGCCACATCATATAGTCGATTTTATGACTCAAATGAGTTTTACAGATGCTCCCGAAGATAAAGATCAACACACTATGTCGGTCTGCGATCCCTGTGTAGGTTCGGGTCGATTTCTTATGTACGCCAGTAATTACAGCTTGAATTTATATGGTGTTGATATCGATCCGATCTGCGTTAAAGCCTGCAAGCTTAACGGCTATTTTTATGTTCCGTGGCTAGTCAAGCCGGTTAATTTTTTCGATGGTCCGCCGTCCGGTATTGTTCAAGGCAATTCACTAAAAATGGGTTTTTCAACAAATGCTGAAAAAGTCAGCCCTACTGAGAAAACCAGAACCATTGAGCGCAAACCCATAATGCCAAGGTTGATTAGAGATGATAACGACAGCGATTAATACCAAGTTTGACGAACCTCAGCCGGTTCTCGATGGATCGGAACAATGGCCGGTTATTGGCAATGCCCTATCTGAACAGCAGCTCGCAAGTATCAATTTTCAAATGGTGGGTTTAACCCGTCATTGGAACTGCGAAACAAAGGTAAAGATTGTTTTGGACGTCATTGGTAGTGGATTTGTCGTTATAGGCTCGATGTATGTTCTCAGTCCAAATAATTATGGTGAGTATGGTTTTGAGTTTAATCCGCCTTTTGAGTTCCATGCATGGGTACAACTTCTTAACAATGATATCGTTGATGTTGCCTTGCCGGGAGTTATAGAAAAAGGGCTTAACACTTCTGACCATATAGGCCCGATGATTATTAACAGAGAACCAGCAATCCTTGCCGGCAGGCCACCGGATTGGCTGCAATATAAACCTATAGCGGTTTATAAGATTAAATTTTAATTGTTTTCACGGCAAGAAATTTGCCGTGTAACTATAATTTTAAAAAGGAGATTTACCACATGACGGAAGAATTAAAGCACGTATTATTTGCCGACATTAACATCGTTAAGGGTTTTAATGTCAGGGGTAGAGGGCGATTCAAGGGGCCGGACTTTGATGAACTTGTTGAATCGATCAAAACACAGGGCATTTTGCAACCGGTTCTTTTAAGGCCAAATGGCAAGGATTACGAATTGATTGCCGGTGAACGGCGTATCAAGGCTGCTAAGAAAGCCGCTAAGGGCAACGGCGGAGTGAAAGAGCTTCAAATTCCCGCATTGGTTCGTGAAATGACGGACGATCAAGCCATTGAGTTCATGCTGACTGAAAATATTCAACGGGACGATCTGACGCCTTTGGAAGAAGCCGAAGGGTTCAAAAGGTATATTGACAACGTTGAAGACGCCGACATCAACGTTATTGCCGACCGCTGTGGGAAGCCGGCACCGTATGTTCAAAAACGGATTAAGGTACTGGAACTTCCAAAGAAAGTCCTCCAGGCATGGAACAAAGGTTTTCTTAGTTATGGTCATCTGGAACAATTTATTCGTATTGAACCGAGTGTTGCTTTGAAGCTGTTTAATGAAATGGTTGATGACCATGAAAGTTATGGACGCAAAACCAGCGTAGATCAACTTCGCCGTTCGATCAATAATTTTTCACCTCAGCTCAAAAATGCTAAATTCAAAACCAAAGAAGCTGGCTGTACGCAATGTCCTCATAATTCGGACATTCAGAAGTCTTTATTCGCCAAAGATGATATCGAAAATATGAGCTGTTTGAAGCCGGACTGCTTTGCTGAAAAGCAAGGAGAACATCTAACAAAGCACTGGAAAAAAACTGGTTATTATAAGGACCATAAAACTACAGGGTTTGAGTTCAACGAACAGGTTGACAGGGATGCTTACAGGGAATTCGGATTTGGTGACGGCAGTTTAAAGGAAAAATGCGCTTCTTGCGATTATTTTAAGTCCGTTATCCGGCTGGACGGAAGCGTATGGGCGCAAAAAGCTTGCTTCGGTGAAGAAAGTTGTTTCAACGCTAAAGAAAAACAGGCTCCGAAAGACCCACAGGCCCAAGCTACTCTGGATATGCAGGCTAAAAAGGAACGTACACAGCAACGTTCTCAAAAGCATGGCGTTGAGTTTCGGGAAATTCATTTTGAAACATCTATTCCAAAAAAGATTCAGGCCATCAAGTCGAACAATGAAAAGTCCTATCGGCTGTCTTTAATTGCCATCATCAGCGCCAGGCCGGAACTACATGAAAAGCTCAATGAAGATTTCAAGCTTGGCGGAAGCAAATGGTTCCGTATGGGCGACAAGGACATCGTTGATTTTGTCAATGGCCTGGACATTAGTTCGGTTAAACAACTTCTGCAAACCACGGCAGTTGAAACCATTATGAGTTCAGGATTTTCAGCAAGCGGCCGTTTCAAAATTGCTGATCTTGTCGGTGTTGATCTTCAAGCAGAATGGATGATAACCGAAGATTTCCTTAAAAAGAAACAAAAAGCTGAAATCATCACTCTGCTCAACGATGATAAGTTCAAGATTGCAGAACGTCCGGAAATTAAGGACTACCTGGGGCAAACTCTTGGTAACGGCAGCTTTGAAGTTTGCAAAAAGGGCGAGTTGATCGATTTGCTTATTAAATCCGGAACTGATCTGGCCGGCATTGTTCCCGAAGAAATCTTAAAAGATTCTTAAAAATATCGTCGTTATTTAACAAGCAACGTCGTTACTTTAATGGTAACGGCGTTGTTTTATGCCAATGGTCTTACTGAAAGTAAGGTGAACTATGTCAGTATTAGATGAAGTTAGAGAATTAACGCAACATATTCTCGACACCGAACGCAATAGTTTTAAGGACAGTATCGGTAATTCCAGTTTAAGCCCGGCAGATGATTTTATCAATAAGGAAGAATGGCTGAAACTGCAAAACAAATGCCTTAAAATGCCAAATTCAAGATTGCATTTAGTAAAATTCGCAAGCCGGACAGAAGGCCACATTTTTTGTACCGCAGTTCGTGTTTATGAAGGTTTATTTGAGGATTAAAAATGAATTATTGGCATTATACTTTATGGGAAAAAATTACAAGCATAATTACTGATGGGAAGATCAAATTTGCCAATCCGTACAACAAGTCTGAATTACCTGCTGTATGGTTTTCTTCTAATTCGGATTGGGAACAAACAGTTAGAAAAAGCCTGTTAACAAAAAAAGGAATTTCCGAATTATTTTCACGCGATTCCCTTTATAAGCACAGCAAGTCCTATCATCAAATTCTGCCGGTCAGAATTGAACTCGACACTCAAAAGGTATCACTCGTATCATGGGATGATCACAAGAAGCATAGCGGAATTACGAAAAAATTGGCATTTGAACTGGAAAGGTACGCAGAGAAATGGGGTGCCAATACTGATGAATGGGGAATTTGTTACACCGAAGTATCGATTAAGTTTTGTCATTTGCCGTTTGAAATTTGGAATGGCAGGCAATGGCTATAATTAAAAACAATCTTTTTTGTTATGAATCAAAAATCAATTCAAGTGAGGTTTAAATGAACGATGTAATGGACAATGAAGATATTGGCAAAAGTATTCAAACTGGATTAACCCCGAAACAGATGATTCAGCTTTTAACGATAGGTGTCAAGCATTGCATGTCGATTTTGATTAAAGGCGCTCCGGGCATTGGTAAGACTGAATTGGTCTATGAGGCTGCTAGAAGGAACAATGCCCATGTCATTTTGAGCCATCCGGTAGTTGACGATCCGGTTGATTATAAAGGCATGCCGTATGTTCTTACGGACGAAAACGGCAAAGAATATGCCACTTTTTTGCCTTTTGGCAATCTAAAGGCTGCTATCGATGTCACAGAACCAACGATTTATTTTCTGGATGATTTAGGACAGGCAGCTCCGGCGGTTCAGGCAGCAGCCATGCAGTTGCTTTTGGCCAGAAAGATTAATGGCCATGATATTTCGAAGCACGTTACATTTATGGCTGCCACTAATCGCAAGAAAGACAAAGCCGGAGTCGCAGGTATATTGGAACCGGTCAAGTCAAGGTTTGCAACGATCGTTGAACTTATAGTTCACGCTCCCGATTGGATTGAATGGGCTTTACAAGCTGGAATACCCACAGAGCTTATCCATTTTATTCGGTGGAAAAATGATATGCTTTTTCAGTTTGAGCCTACCGCAGACCTGACCAATTCACCGTGTCCACGGACAGTTGAAAATGTCGGCACGCTTTACAAAACAGGAATTCCTAAAGAGATTGAATTTGTAACTTATGCCGGAGCCGCCGGAGAGGGTTTTGCAACGGAATTTATTGCATTCCTCGATGTATTCAGGGATCTGCCCGATCCCGATTGGTGTTTGATGAACCCGCACCTTGTGGACATTCCGAGCTTTGACGACAAGCCTTCTGTTCTCTATGCACTAGGCGCTGCTGTTTCCAAAAAAGCTTCACATAACAATATGGAAAGATTTGTCACATTAGCCAATCGGTTCCCCGATGATTTTTCAGTAATGATGATGCGGGATGCTCTGGTCAATGATGAAACATTAAAAGAAACCCGCGCTTATATCGAGTGGGTTGTTGATCACGAAGATGTATTAACCTAAAAAATAAGGAGCAAGTAAATGGACGATCGTATATCAGCAATTCAAGAAGTTGCCATTAAGGTCAAACTCAATGTTAGTTGCTGGCCTGCAAAAAAGGAAGATAAAGAAGCTACAAAAGCCACGCATTTACAACAAGGCGCCAAGCAAGATGCCGGTACTTACCGCAAAAACATGGTATCCAAAAAGCATCTCAAACCTATCAGGGACATTGAAACCGAAGCCAGGAAATTCCACAGGGAAGTCACGCTTCCATGGGGACAAGATGGCGAACGGGTACTTCCGGCCAGCATGGTTGATGAATATACCGCTGAAATGCGAAGGCTTCATCAAGATTTTGATCTTGCGGTTGCCGAGTTTAAACAGAAATATCCGGCTATTGTTATCGATGAAAAGAGCACCCTGGGATCAATGTATAATCAAAGTGAATATCCTTCGCTCAGGGAACTTGAAGACAAATTTGATTTTAGGGTATCTATTACACCTATTGAATCCGCTGATGATTTTAGGATTAAACTGTCTGAATCCATAATCGACCGGATTAAGGATGATGTCAGAAGGCAAGAAAACGAAAATCAGCTTAACATAACGACAGATCTTTACAATCGGCTTCAAAATGTTATCGAAGATATGATTGGCAGGCTTACAGCTACCAAGAAAGATAAGAAAACCGGCGAAACGATCTATAAGAGTTTTTCATACACGGCACTTACGAACATTACCGATCTTGCCGCTCTCTTGCCAAAACTCAATATCAATAATAATTACGGCCTTTCAGAGCTTCATAAGGAAATTATGGATAAACTTGGCAAAATTTCCGTTGAGGATATTCGTGAGAGTGAAGCCGTGAGGGAAGTTACTGTCCAGAAAGGCCAGGAACTTCTGGACGACATTGGCCAGAAAATGAGTTTTTACACCGGACCCGTTGAACAAAATCAAAAAGAGGCCGCATGAAAAAAAGAGAAATAGCGGCTATTGTTTTAATGATAGCCGCTGCAATTCTTGCACAGTTTGAATTCACCGCAGCTACAGTAATTGCTATTGGATCCTTGGTTGTTGTTGCAATAATTATCTTAACTGTAAAAAAGGAAGACCCGAAATTAAAAGGCAAATATTTAACAAACGAAATAACCGTAAAGATATCCTACACATTTATGGATCCGGCATCTCAAACAGCCCTCTGTGCGCTTGATACCGTTATTACTATACCGCCACAAAAAGTAGACACGCCACCAGATCAGGAAACATACAAAAAGATACTCAATATGGCCGGAGAAACTTGGTTAAAAGATAACGTACAGCCTCAATATCACATAATTGCAGTAAAGCAGAGCTAACAATGAAATATATAGACGAAATTCAGCAAAAAGCACTTAAAGCCCGTACTGGCCTTGTATTGGATCAACCGTTTTTCGGAAGTCTTTGTTTAAAGATGAAAGTCCATGAAGACCCAACCTGTGAATCTGTTTACACAAATGGAGTTTCATTCGGTTATAATCCGCAGGCTATTAAAGACCTTTCATTGCAAAATGTTAAAGCTTTAATGGCTAAGTCTGTCATTCACTTGATTCTCGGCCATCACGTTCGCAGGGGAAATCGAGATGAAAATAAATGGAAAAAGGCTTGCAATCTTATAGCCGAAGCCATCATCAAAAAAGCCAAATTTGTTCTACCAAATGAAGACAATATAGATCTTAGCTATGTTAAAGATCACGTTGAAAATGTCTATGCCAAGCTACCCGATGATCCGGAAGGAGATAACGAAGACCAACAGCCGGATCCGGACGGTGATGATTGTATGGACGGTTGTTCGGGCGGAAACGGAAGCGGCTCTGGTGATGGTGATGATAATGATGACCAGGGTGACCAAAATCAGGACGACCAAGATCAAAACGACCAGGACGATCAAGGCCAAGAAGAATTTCCAAACGGCGAAGTCAGAGATCTCCCGTCACAAACCAACTCTGCTCAGGCTTCAAATTCGGAAAAAGCTAATTCTGAACAGGATTGGAAGATTGCAGCTATGCAAGCTGCCCAAACCGCAAAACAAATGGGCGATCTCCCGGGCGGCATAGAGCGTATTATTGAATCTCTACTTGAGCCGTCACAAGACTGGCGGGATGTGCTTCGGGAATTTGTCGAAAAAACGACTTATGGTGATTATACTTGGATGAGACCAAACCGCCGGTATTTTCCGCAAGGTTTAATACTCCCAAGTTTGGCTGCCGGGCTGGATTTACTCAAAGCTGAATGTGATGTTGATGCTTCCGGTAGTGTTTATGATAAGGAACTGGCACAATTTGGTGCTGAAATTTCAAATGTTCTTGAAGAATTTCCGCAAATTGAACTGACTGTTCGGTTTTTTGATACTGATGTTAAACACAAAGATACTAAAGTTTACACCCATGAGGATGTCCCCGTGGTTTTAGAAACTCAGGCGGGTGGTGGTACTGATTTTGTGCCAATTTTTGAAAATATCTACGAAATTGAAAAACAAACCGGAGAAAGTCCCAAATTCTTGATTGTCTTTACTGATCTTGAATGCAGCCGATTTCCAAAACAGCATCCGGATTTTCCGGTTCTATGGGCAAAAGTCGGCGACAGTGATTGGGCAGAAACTCCGCCTTTTGGCGAAATCGTTCAAATTGAGGTAGGATAAAATGTTTATTAAGAATTTAGAATATGGCTATACTCAGCTTCTTGACCATGCCGATGAAAGGGCTATGGTTGTAAAGCAACACGGCCCTTTTCATATCGGGGAGCAATTTATAGCATTGGTCGATGATAGGGATAACGTAGCATCTTTTGTTCTGTCCGGCTATACAAACGAATCAATATGGGAGTGTATTTATACAGATTTTAAACTTGAATTGGTAAAATAATGCACATCAGACGATTCTTAAAAGGCGCACATGAACATGCCGGAACAACGGACGGCACAGGTCAATGGACTCCTAAATCGGAATTCATCGTTTCTGGAACTTTTCACGGGCCTTGCAAAAATTACTTGAAACATTTCTACACGGTTAGATACGCCAGATTATTACATAAACACAAGCCCAAATTATACCAATGGCTACACATGATTACCAAGCCCCAAATATATATGGGCATGCTTGGTGTTGACCCTAAATCGGACGATGGCCGTAAAATACTGGCCGAAAATGTAGCGTTTAGAATGACCAAAAAGGTAGGTGGATGACGTTCAAAGAACAAGAAATGCTCGATCTTTTTATACGGATCATGGAGCAAAATCCGGTAGTTGAAAAGATAGTCACCATTAAGGAAAATCCAGATTGCGGACTATATGCCAGAATCAACGGCAATCCATGTGATATTCCCTGCTTTGCCGTAGCTAAAACAAAAGAAGACCATTGGTTCGGTCTTAGCAGAAAATCATGTCAACTTTTATATTTCAACAATAAGGATATTTTGTAATTTTAGTTCAAACCAAATCCGACACTATTAGCTATCCATTACGTATCAACACCAGCTACTTTTCCGCTTTTTGACCGTATCACAAATCGCATACGATTAAATTTGGCGGATTTTATAAATTGAAGATTCGGCATCCCCATCGATTCCAATATTGAGGTCGCCGAAGTTTGCGGTTCAAGGCAGTAACCTTCAATCAGGCTAAATTGAAGATTTGAATTTTATCCATGCGCGCCGTGATAAGTTGGAGAAAGCACAGTTTTTAGAACTAAATGAAAGCTGTGATATCATCAGAAACCAGCAATCCAACCTAATTTGGCTTAACCACCAGATATAGTGGATTAACCGCTAACAACTCAATAGAATTAAGATTTGACGTTATACATTTGATGATATATATGATTTTTAATTATTCGAACTTCGTACTTAACCTGACCTGATGCATGAATTCTTTTGTTGGATCGAGATAGCTTTTTAAGGGGTAAAATATTATGAAGGATTTACTTAAAACTCTTGGCTTCAAGCAAAAAAAGAATGGAACCCTATCTCAGAAAATCAATAAATATGAGTTAAGAATTCTTTATAACGAATCATCTCCTAAAAAGTCAAAGATTGACTATGGCGACAAAATAACGGTTTGGAGAAAAACAACTAATAATCTCTCTAAATCAGAAAATTTAGTGATCTTGGAATGTATTATCCGTTTGTTGAAAAAAGGCTACCTTCCTGAATCGATTGAATTAGAAAAGACATGGAAATCAGGTCACGGCACGAGTGGCCGTTTAGATATCCTCGTAAGAGACAGAAAAAAGCAAGTGTTTTCTATGATTGAATGTAAAACATGGGATGAAGAGTTTGAAAAGGAAAGAAACAAAATTCTTGAGGATGGTGGCCAGCTCTTTAGCTATTTTATACAAGAGAAGTCCACTAATTTCCTCATACTTTATGCATCTAAAATTGGTCCTCCAATTGAATTTCTTGCCGTAACTATAGATGCAAAACCATTAAAAGGCTCAAACTCAGAGGAACTACATAGATCCTGGAATAAATCTTTTGTTTCTGGCAGTATTTTTGAAAGTGCTGCCTCGCCATATAGCCTCAAACAGAAACACCTGAAAATAAGTGACTTAAAAGAGCTGGACCAAGATACCGGCAGGGGATTGTTTAACAGCTTCGCAGAAATTCTAAGAAGGCATGCTGTTTCTGATAAGTCTAATGCATTTAATAAAATATTTAACCTTTTCGCTTGTAAAATTTATGATGAGGATACCCATAATCTTGATGATGTTGTTGATTTTCAATGGAAGCCGAACGATACTTTACAGTCTCTGATTGACCGGCTGTCGGATTTATATTCAAAAGGAATTAAAGATTATCTCGGTGTATCAATTGATGATCAATATTTTTCGCCTTATTCAGAGTTCGCATTTATCGATATTTACAACAAGGAATCTTATGAAGAAAATTTTGCAATCGTAAAAGAGATTGTGGAACTATTACAAAAATACCAGATTAAATATACAAAAAAACACCAATTTTTAGGGGACTTTTTTGAGGACCTATTAAACACGGGAATTAAGCAAGAGGCCGGCCAGTTCTTCACGCCGACCCCCTTGTCCCGGTTTTTTATAAGGTCTATTCCGGTTGAACATTTAATTGAAAATAATATTTCTGATAAAAAGCCTGATATCTTGCCAGCATTAATTGATCACGCTTGTGGCGCCGGCCACTTTCTTACAGAATCTATTGATGAAATCGAATATTTCATACAAAATCTTGATTACAAGAGACTTGTTGGTCGTACACAAAAACATTTTTTGGCAATAAAAAATGATTTCTACTGGGCTAAAGATTATATTTATGGCATCGAAAAAGACTATAGACTGGCAAAAACGACAAAAATTGCCTTATTTCTAAACGGCGATGGAGACGCAATTGTACTGAACTCTGATGCACTTGATTCATTTCGCAAATCAAAAAAGTTCATGGGGCTTTTATCAACAAAGAAGAAAAAACAAACTAATGACGTTTTTGATATTTTAGTTTCTAATCCACCTTTTTCAGTAAGCGGATTTAAAAAAGACCTCCGTAATGGCAAATCTGATTTTAATTTCTTCCCATTAGTTTCTCCAAAAAGCAGCGAAATTGAATGCTTTTTTGTTGAAAGATCATTTCAATTACTTAAAGAAGGTGGCTTTCTTGGCATTATTCTGCCTTTAAGCATATTAAACAATGAAAACCGCGTATATATACAGGCTCGTCGCCTCCTCTTAATATTTTTCGAAATAAAGGGAATCGTTGAACTACGCGACAAAACTTTCAAGCCAACGAATACAACAACAGTTGGTATGTTTGCTAAAAAACGTAAAAAATCTGATGTTATAAATGCTACCGGTAAGCTTTTAAAATCAATTCAAGCTGGCCCAAAAAACGCATTATTAAATGAATTCTGCCAAGAATCATCATTTAAAGTTGATGATGTACTATCAATTTTAAAGCCTCTTGCATCTTTATTAAAATCTTTAAAAAAGGATAATGTTTATAAAAAAATTATTGGCAACGGACTGCCAGCCGAATTTTATCTTTTTTTGATTTATATTTTAAACAAAGAGTCATCTATTGTAATTTCTTATTCTGGCGAAAAAAAGGAGCAGGAGGATTATTTGGGCTATAGGTTTTCTAAATCTCGTGGACAGGAGGGATTAGAAATTCTATACAACGACGACGGCTCTATCGCCACCAAAATGTTTTCATCAAATAGAAAACACGAAGAAACGAAAGTCGCATTCTATATACGAGAGGCATTTGTTGGAAATACACATGACATTAATGAAGAGGTTGAAAAACATCTTCAATATAAAAACATAGCGTCTCTTATCAAATTTAGTAATAGTCTAATCATTGATAATCCTTCTAAACATTTCACTTCAAACAGAATAAAAATTGAAAGTAATAGCCCGTTCGGAGACTTTATTGATAATTACAAACAGAAAAAGCTTTCCTTGAAAAAGCTTTTATCTTCGGACAAGCTTTTTTATGATAGTGGGTTAATTTACAACAAAACTGAAGCTGAGGTTCCATATGAGACAAAAAATCGGGTCCTTACCGCCAGTAATTTAGACCTTAAATCAGCCTCCATTGTTTTAGAGGATAAAATGATTTACCTGAAAGAGGGCTATCCGGTGCCCAGTGAACTAAAGCCCAAAAAAAATGACATTATAATTTCTAATGCGAGCGGAAGCCTAACACATTTAGGCAAGGTGGCATGGGTAGATGTTGATTATCCCGAGTATGTGATAGGTGGATTTTTAGGTATTTATCGATTCAGAGATTTGAAAATTGCTAAAGCTGTGTTTTACAGGCTTATGTCATTAAGATTTCGAAAATACATATGGAGTCTAAGAGGGCAAAATATCAACAATTTAGATTTTGATAAGGTCGATTCGTTCGGAATACAAATTCCAAAAGACTTAAACACTTTCTATAAAGAGGTTGTTAAAAAGGAAAAAGAGCTAAAGGAAATTAGAAAAAAACTCCTTAGTCTACATCTTTGAATACCTTAACTTATCCCGTGTTTGCGACAACCAGTGATTTGTTGAGACTATCTCAACTTTTATTATAGTTGGGATATTTATTGCAATTTAAAGAGATCAAGTTTCACTTCTATCTAATATTCAATATTATAATGTCTTCCTATATATTCCAATAATCCCCACTTTCCTGGTGACACTCGCACAAACCTCTGTTCTCTATTTGATTTCTCTCTTCTTTTTCTTTCGTTAATAAAATTAGAATTCAATGTTGCATCAGGAGTTTTACCTTTCATAACAAGACCAAAATCGTTAATTGCAATGTTAATTATTTCACTTGTCCTCATTGGGCGCTTTTTTCGTTTCAATATTTCATATGCTATTTCAGTTGAAGTTCGTTTTTGTTTTGTAGCCATAAAATCCCCCTTAGAATTTTAATAATTCAGATTCACACATCAAATAATTTAGATTAAGCCAATATAACTTTCAACAATCCTTCCTCTTCAGTCTTCAGAATACTTTAGTCCATACCGACAGCTTCGGCAGCTTCTCCGACCGTTCGATGATCGAGCAGAGCTATTATAGCTTTCGTCTGATATCTGGTTGCTTCCTCGACAATTTTGCTTCGTGACCTATGTATTGTATGAATTTAGATATCATGGCAGAAAAGCAAATATCATTGAGCTTGTGATTAATTGAGATTATCTTCAGTTTTTATTGGCTTGTAAAACTGACGATCCCTTGCCTAAATGGTGAATTGCACGAATTTAAAGATTACGAACCAAAATCGTGAACGCGTTATTATAATTTGATTCCGGTCACATTGGACCAGCAAACAATTTTTTATACCAGATTATTGTGATGTTTTCAATTCAAGGTGGGCAAGCTATTATTTAATGTCCATAATTTATTTAACCGCAGGCTTGTCATTGGCTTTGGCAGCACTTTTAACGCCTTCGATATTGGTTTTATCAAGGTCTTCAATACTGCCTTTATTGCCTGTAATTTCCTTATCAACTTCAGCTTTGTCCTTTTCCGACATATCCGGTAAAGTCCTTTTGGCAATGTTTTGCTGAATAAGAATTCGGTATTTTTTACTGACAACAGCCTTCATTGAGGTAATCATATTTTCAAGGGCAATACTCAGATCGTCAATCGAAAATTCTTTTGATCGTCTAATATCGATATCCTTGTCCTCGTATTCCGTTTGTTGCCACACAAAAAAGAACCGGACAATATTGCGCTCTGCTTCGGTCATGCTGTCCGATTTTTTGGTCAACACACTTCTTAGTTGACCATACTCATACCTTAAAGCCAATCCGGATCCCACATTTTTATTGTTGCTTTTTCGTTGTCCATGAACACCGGACAAATGCGCTATTCTGTAAATTTCATCAGCCTTCCGATCAGTCCACTTCAAGATAGCCTCAATCGGTTCCAAAACCTCTGTCTTCATCCAATCCGCTTTACCGTAATCTCCATAACTCGGATCGAACTCAACAACTGCCTCCGGCCCTGATTCGTCTTTTGATTCTCTACCTTCTTCTTCCATTGGTTTTCGCATAATTGGAAAACCCGCAAATTTGATAATTTCATCCCCCATGCTAATATCACGAATGATGCTCGCTGTAATTTTGCTGATATTAACAATATCCGATTTTCCAAGATACGGAGTATTTATTTTCTTGACATTCTGCATCCAAGTAAACGGTATTTCACCAAGTGGATTATCACCATTTTCAATCAACTTGGGCGTTCTCCGCATGCTTACATCTTCCCAAGTTTCCCATTTGTTCGGCCACCACAAATAATATAGATCCCCATTTCGAAGCTTAAGATAAGTAAGTATAGGTCTGCCGGAATCAGGATGCTTTCCGAATTTCCAGTCTATAATATTAGGCGGAGTAAAAATAGCAACGTATGGATAAATCTTCTGCTGAATTTCCTGTTCACGGGTCTGGGTATTCGTTTGAGGCTTGTTCGTTAAAATCCCAACCGCACCGAACACGGAAGCAAGTTTTTGAGCTTCGTTCATAAAAACGTCAAAATCAGTACCGATAAGATCGCAATCCTCAAGAAACATTTCCCATTGTCGATCTTTTTTCAGTTTTTCAATCGTACGGATAGCTGCTTTTTCAGTCAGGTAAAAATTAAAAAGATCAACGATCGCTTCCGTATAATTAAAGCAAATACCTTCCTCTATTCGCATTCTCCAATTTGCCATTGACTCCCTTAAATTCCGGTTGCCAATAGCCTTTCTAACAAAAGGCACTCCACCTTCATAAGCCAGATGATAAAAATTCCAATCATTGATATGCTTGTCATATTCTTTGTGCTTTTTGATCAGATCTTTTCTTTTCATTTTACCCTCTCTATTTCCAATACTGTTTTTTCTTACTTTTCACGAATTTAGGTTTCCCGACCCACCTGAGAAATTGGGAAGTCGCATCCACCATATCGTCATGCTTGGAGAACGGGAATTGGCAAAGCTGTGTTTCGTAATCAACAAGCCACGCTGATTGTTCCGGTAAATACACACGGCCGGCCTCGATGATTGCGGTTACTTCACTAAGCCGAACTTGTTTATTGGCATCGGCCTTGATCGCAATAACAGGAATATTGGTGTATCGTTTTAATTCCTGAATTAAACTCTGACCGCTGGCCCTATCTTCAACCAGGACAGGACACTGCCCTGTGGTAAAATTAAAATGTTTTTTGTTGCGTTCATGGACTCTGATGGCTTCTTTGACAAGCTCCGGAAATTCAAGTCGCTTATTAACAACCCAAAGCAGATAATAAAGATTGTCATTAGTAACGCCCCATATAGTACAGGCTGAAGGGTCTGCAAGCTGAGATTCTTTAAACGCCGTATCCCATGACGCAACGATTTTAACGAACTTCCGTGATCCGAATTGTTTTTCGCCAAGCATTCGGTTTGCTGTTTTTTCAGCAAGAAGTTTAACCCGTTCCTTTTCTGTCATGGTTTGCCTTGAATTAACTTCAAGGTCTCTGTGTTCTCTAAAGCTGTATCTTTTAAACCAATCAAGCTTGACCATCCCACCTTCTTCGGGAAGCGGTCTTTGCTGATATTGGGAATTCCATTCTCTTGTACCAACTGCTTTTTTAATATTTCGCAACACCGGAACATCGTAAGCATCCGGCCATAATGCCTGATCTCTTTCCCTGCCGATTTCATCCGGGCCTTCTGCGATCGCTGGCAAATCGATAGTTACCCAACCTTCGTGCTTTTGTTCTTCAAGCAGATAGCCGGCTAGATCGTAGTAACTCCATCGGGTCATAATAAGAATAATACCGCTTTTCCCCGGCATTAATCTCGTATATGCAACCGATTGATACCATTCCCTAAGCTTACGCTGTACAACTTCGCTTTCAGCATCAGCCCTGCTTTTAATAGGATCGTCTATTAAAAACAGATGCGCTCCACGTCCGACAGTTGCTCCGCCGACACCAACGCTAAAATAATTACCGCCTTGCAGAGTTCCGAGTTTGTTGGCGCTTTTGGAATCGCTTGATATTTCACAGTCAGGAAAAATTTCAGAATAAGTCTGGTCAATAGCTTGGTTCCTGACTTTCCGGCCAACATCACCGGCACGCTCAAAAGAATAAGTAGCAGCAATTATTTGTTTCTGAGGATTTCTTCCCAAAAACCATGCAGGAAAAAATTCACTCGTCAGCATTGTGTTGTGTGTTGGAACTAATTTGCGACCAACAAGATATAGGCCATCTTCGCTCTCTACGCTAATTGAGTGTCCAGGTTCAGGTATGCATGGTGTAATAGATTTAATCGATGTTCTTCTGCGCAGTGCATACCTGATAATTTTTTTACGTTTAAGACAGACCGGGATATTCAATGTTGGCTGAAATCCAATATAGCTTATCTTTTTTTTTCCAATGATTCCAGAACTTGAGGTTGTTGGCGCAATTTTAGAATTGCAAACATGCCAACCAAACGATTGCACAAGCTCGATGATATTGCGTGCTAAAACTGAATCTCCAGTAACAATGCGCACACGTGAATCCTTATCAACACTTCCATCAGTATCAATTAAGCCTGCAAGTAGCTGAAGTCTTTGTTTAACAGATGCTCTTTGGTAAATATCTGGAATATGTTTATTGTTTAGAAGTTTATTCTTCTTTAATGCAAGTTTAAGTTCTCTGGAATAATTTTGGTACAACACGCCAGTAGTTTTATGAATCGTACAAGTGGTTTTAAGGTATCCACACTTTTCTATATGATCCAAAACGGCAGAATCTTTAGGAGCTGCACATATTCGTGCTCTATCCGAATTACCATCACCAAGCCATGCGCCCAAGACATACGGATGTATGGGAAGTTTTGCATCAGGGAATTCAATAGGATCAATTAGCGAAAGTTGATATATAAAACGCCCAGCACTTTCTAATTTGCGCTGTTCACCGAACTTTGTAGTCGAAATAAAATATTTTGTTTCATAAGTAGCAAATGCGTTTTTCGTCCTATCCCATACAGTCCATTCATGATTTTTATGACATTTAATTTTGGTTCCATTAGTAAATTCAATCTCAAGCGTAGCAAGGGTTTTCGGAGCAATCCAATTTATGCGCACAGGGCGGCCATTAATTCCAAAAACAAAATCTCCAATTTTTAAGTCACCATGCTTTTTCCACCCAAGTGTTGTTAAAATATCAGTATTATCAGCAAGTTGTTTGCCGTGGCGGGGCGGCATAAAGATCATTAATCTTGTTATGTCCCCCCGCTCAACGGCCATTAAATGCTGTGCTACATACTCAATATGCGGAGCAACTTGATAGTCGTTATACATCAATGCGGCATAAGCAAGCAGATTGGAAAACGCCAAATCTTCAACAGGTAGCGATCGCAACCTGTTAAGCTGCTGCTGTGTGGGTTGTGTCGCTATTTCCATTAGAAGATTTTATTTCCTCAAATTCCACATCGATTGCATCTCCGGTAAAACCAATTTTAGGATTGTACTCAATGCCTTCCGGAAGCCGGTTACCAAGAGCAGCTAAAACAACTTGGTCGCGTTTTTCCTTGGTGATAATGGTCAGCTCACGCTTAACGCTCATTTTTTGCTCTGCATCCAGGCCGAGCAGTTTTGATCGGCGTTCTTTGATCTTCCGGCGTTCTTCCATCCAGCGTGATCCCTGATGTGGATTTTTTGCTAATTTTTCCAATCTTTCGATGCAAATTCGTTCCATGTCATCCAAATCGGCAAGCTCCCGTAATCTTACTATATGTAAATTATCGAGAGCTTCGGCTTTCCATTCTTTTTGGATCGCTTTTATGTCTTTGGTAATTGTGGAACGATCAACGCCGAGCATTTGGGCTATTTCATAATGTTTATATCTCTTTTTAAATAGCTCACTTACCTTCACACGGCGCTCTATAATTTCGTGCATTTTGGAAGGATGAACAGGTCTTCGGAACATAGAAACCTACACTTTTGTAAGAAAATTATTGGAAAGTTACATTTTTGTCTTGACATTTAATCTCACTATCAGTAAGAATTGTCAAGAAATTTATAAAGGGGTTCTGTATTTTGGGGTCTGGCCACCTTAAAAATACGAATTCAATGAAACAAAAAATCCAAGGGCAGTACGGTGTCCGTACACATCGTGCTGCCCTTTTTTTGTTTCTCCCCAAGCTAAAGCCGAGCGTGAAGCTCACCCAAGTTTTTGGCATGAAGCCAACCCAAAGGTAATACGGCGAGAAGCCGAAAGGAGTGTAAGCATGTGGAAATTAAAACTCGATGAAAATGGCAATGTCGTAGTTCAGGATGGAAAACCTGTCTACATCAAAGAGATCGAAGGTGGTGAAGCCGAAGAAATGGTTTTTGATGCACCGGATGCACTGTCGAAGATCGCTGCTCTTAACAACGAAGCCAAAGAACACCGGCTGGCAAAGGAAGAAGCTCTGGAAAAGCTGAAAGCTTTTAAAAGTATTACCGATCCTGCCAAGGCTCTGGAAGCTCTCAAGACGATTCAAAATCTTGAGGATGAAGAATTAGTCAAGGCTGAAAAGGTCGAAGAATTGAAAAAGCAACTCGGTGAAATTTACGAAACCGAGAAAACTCAGCTTGTTACGGAACATGAAAAGATTGTTGGTGAAAGAGATACAACGATTGCCGATCAGGAAAACACCATTCGGCATCTTTCGCTTACGTCTGAATTCGCCAAGAGTCCCTGGTTTAACGGCGAGAAGCCTAAAACCATTCTGCCACCGGACATGGGCGCTGACTTTTTCGGAAAATACTTCAAGGTTGAAGGCTCCGGAAGGGATGTAAAAATCGTCGGTTATCTTAACGGTGCAAAAATCCTTTCCAAAGATCCGCAGAAACTTGGCGAACCGGCTGGTTTTGAAACTGCCATTTCAGCGATTGTTGAAGCTTACCCCGACAAAAACAGAATTCTCCGTTCGACCCCGGGAGGTCCAGGGGCGCACGGCAACGACAACATCGGAGAAGGCTCAATTATCACCCTTTCTAAAGCAGAAGCCAAAGACCCAGGCACTTATAAGGCTGCCAGGGACAGGGCGGAAAAAACGGGTGCTTCTCTGAACATCGTTTAGCGAGGTAAAATAAATGTCCAATTACATTGATCCTTATAATCCAATTTTTTATGCCCAAGAAGCACTGATCGTCCTTGAAGACTGCCTGGGCATGGCAGGACGTATCCATCGTGGCTACGATGAAGAACGCAAAAGCGCAAACAAGGGCGACACCATCCAGATCTCCAAGCCTGGTACTTTCACAACCCAGTCTGGCGGTGATGGAACCGTAAACGACGTCAATCCAACAAAGATCGACATTACCGTCGGCACATGGGAAGAAGTTAAATTCGGCCTTACCGACAAAGAGTTGGCCCACACCACGGAAAAGATCATCACCGATCATATTTCCCCTGCCGTGTACGCTATCGCCCACAGCATCGAATCCGATGTTACCGATCTTTACGTGGACTGTCCATGGTCTTACAACCTGGCAAGTTCTCTCACAACCGCCGATATCGTCAATGCCCGTAAGGTTCTTCGGGATACAGCCGGTACGCTGATTGATCAGGACATGGTTCATTTCGGTCTGGATTCCACCCTTGAGGCGGCCCTGTTGAACATGACCCTGTTCCACGCTGCTAACGTAGCCGGCGAGCAAGACTCCAAGGCTACCCGCCGGAGGGGTTCTCTCGGTACTCGGTTCGGTGTTGAACATTTCGTTCAACAAACCCTGACCGATCATACTTCCGGTACGGTTGTTTCGGCCGAAACCGACGTGGCTGGTTCCCTGGGCGCTAACATGGCAATTCGCGCCACCACAATGAATCTGGCCGATCTGTCTCTGGTAGAAACTTTGAAAGCCGGTGACAGTTTCGTGATTGCCGGCAACACACAGCGGTACGTTGTTACTGCCGACGCCACCCTGTCGAGTGGTGCCAACGCTGCCGTTTCGATCTATCCGCAAGCAGTTCAGGCCTACAGCTCTGGCGCGGTTGTGACGTTTGAAACCATCGGTTCGGCTAACTACGCCGATCGCTACTTCGCCAACCTGATGTTCCATCGGAACGCTTTCGCTCTGGCTATGGCTCCATTGCCGGAAATCGGCGACGGTGCAGGCGCGAAAATGGCCGTTGTTCAAGATCCTCGAACGGGTCTGTCTATCCGATCACGGCTGGCCTACGACGACACAAACGCCAAAGTGGTCGTAACCCTTGATGCCCTATGGGGCGTTAAGACCCTCGATCCCAACCTGTGTGTAGTCGCCAGACGTAACTACGCATAAACCGTTTATCCATTAAAATAAAAGGGGCGGTGGCTCTACAGCCCCCGCCCCTTTTTCCATTTTAACCATAAAGGAAGGATATAAAATGAGCGAAATGAGATCTCTGGAAACGATTACAATCGTTAATCCGAAGAAAAAAAAGAATAAGGATGCGCCCGAGGTTGTTATTATCAATTTAGAGGACTTTGACCCTAAGAAACACACCAAGGCCAAAGCTCCGGAACCGGTGAGCGCACAAGCTCAGGCTGAGGAAGTTCTGAAAAAGGCCGAGGAAATGATGAAAGACGCCACGGCTATGATGGAACAGGTTCAGGCCGCTGCCGGAAAACCTGGATCCAAAAAGGACGATAAAGATAATAAGGACGACCCCAAAACAAAGTAAGAGGTAAAGCATGGAAATTCTAACCTTGCTCGATGGGGTTAAAGCAACCGGCGCAAGCGAAGCCCTTAACATCGTAAACATATTACGCGCCCCTGAAACGTACATAAGCCAGATTCCTGCCCATATTTTCGGTACAACGGTTCCAGCTGTATCAGCAACGGCTCCCGGACTTGATGATTGCACATCCGGCGGGACGTTCACCGGCGTTGTGGCAACCGATTACCAGGTTAAAATCGATGCGATTGCAGATATTGCTGCTGCGGTGCACGCTGGAAGCGGACCGGATGATATAACATCCGGCGGAACATATACCGGTCCCGAGGATTTGGTTTATGTTGTTGAAATTGACGCTGAAGGCACACCGGATACATTTCAATGGTCAAAGGACGGCGGGCTAACATGGGAAGCCACCGGAGTTGCAATCACCGGTTCGGCCCAAGCTCTTGACAATGGTGTTACGGTTACATCTGTAGGCACCGATAATCATACTGCTGGTGATACCTGGACGTTTACATGCACCGTGGATACGTTTAAATGGTCGAGTGATGGCGGGTCAACATTTCCGATAACAGGCGTTTCAATCACGGCCGCTGCTCAAACCCTTGAATTGGGCGTTATCGTAACATTCGGTTCCGCCACTGGACATGCGCTCGATGATCTTTGGGACATTGCCTGCACTCTGGCCTTTGTCGGAACGGTTTTGATCGAAGCCACACTTGCCACCGATGCCGAAGTTGCCGCCGGAACTGCCAGGTGGGATACGTTACTCAGTAAAACAGCCGCCGCTCTGGATGAAGTAGCAATTGCATACACCCATATTCGGGCTAACGTAACAGCTTATACGTCTGGAGCTATTTGGGCGAAGGTGCTTATATAAATGGCTTTAACATTAATCGCTACTGCGGGCGCTGTTGACGCTAACACGTACAGCACGCTCGCAGAGGCAAACACATATTTTGAAAGTCGTCTGAACGCCACTGTTTGGGCTGGTGAAACCGATCCCAATAAGAACATAGCTTTGGCTATGGCCACACGGTTGTTTGACCAGGGTATCGATTGGAACGGCTTAAAGGCCGCTTCAACTCAAGCCCTTGGATATCCCCGAATTGGTGTTACCGATCCCGAAGGATATCTGGTTGATGAAAGCTCAATTCCGGATTTTTTAAAAGAAGCAACGGCTGAATTCGCCATGTGGCTGCTTTCTTCTGACCGCACTGTTGAAGATGGCATGAAAGGCATGAGGCGCATGAAGCTCGGCAATCTTGATTTAACAGCCGATAAATATGATCGCAAATCTGTCATGCCGGATTTTGTTTATCAGATGGTCAGAGAATATGGCGTCAAGAAAAGAGGTCCGGCCCGCAGGCTTCAACGAACAAGGGGAGCAAATTACGCTTCGGACGACATTTTAACAATGAATATTGCTGACGGTAGGATCTTTTAATGGGATTGCAAGATGCGTTTAAAAATGCAGCAGTTGCCGCTTTTAAAGCAGCAAGCGATTTGCTTGAAACGGTAACATTTAAATATATCGAAGACGATTCTGGTTACGATACTGAATCAGGAACGCCTTCTGACAGCATTAACGAATATACGGTAGAAATGCTTTTTCTGGATTGGAGTGTCAATGAAGTTGATGGTGTCACAGTGCTTCCCACGGATATGAAAGCCCAAATCCCTGTGGAAAATATGTCTGTCACTCCAAATCTTAAATGCAAGATCGAGCATAACAGCGTTGATCTTGACATTAAGAATATTAAAACCGATCCGGCTAAAGCAATCTGGACGTTTCAATTGAGACAGTCGTGAAAAATGATACAAGCCAAATAAAAAAAGCATTCGGCCAAGCCAAACAGGGTATCAAAGAAGCGTCCAGAGAATTCCGTATCGATGTTGCCACCAAAGCATTTAAACGCATCGTAGCACGCTCTCCTATCCATACCGGCTCATATGTTTTAAGCCATCGAATCGGCGTTAAAGCCAAAGACAGCTCCGTGGCAATGCGCTTGTTTCCGGCCGTCAATAAAGAAGGCGTTAAGAAAGAAGCCCTTGGTGAACTGATTAAATTAAAACAAGTCGGACCTTTTGACACTATCATCATATCGAACTGTATTCCTCATAATATCAATGTTGAATACGTTGGATGGAAGCATACCCCGGCTTATCAAGTTTACGGCTTAACGTTCATTGAACTTTTTATGGGAACGCAGATTAGAGGGTTTGTTCCAACTTTAAAATTTGGATAGGCAATTATGTCTTTCGAAGATGAAGCAAAGGCCATAGAGCAACGATTTGAAACCGAATGGGGAGCCACAACGCCCATTAAATGGGAAAACACAGATTATACCCCTGATCCGGATGTGACCTTTACGGAACTTGAAATTCATCACGGCCAGGGCGTTCGGCTCGATATCGGATCGTCACAGCGTTACCGATATCCCGGGATCATTTCAATTAACATTCGGGGGCCGCTGACTAAAGGAACACGGGCTTTAAAGACTCTGGCCGACACAGCACAGGCTGTTTTTCAGGGCGTAACTTTCTCAGGAATTATCTGCTACACATCGAGTATAACGCGCATTGGCGAGGTCGATGGGCGGTTTGTATATAACGTATCAACCCCTTTTACAAGGGACGAATCTTTTTAGTGGAGGCTTATTATGTCTGACTCAAATAGAGGGCAACTCAGCTACTTAAAGGAAAGTACATGGGGAGAAACCCCTTCCTCGGCTCTTACCGATCTACGTTTTACCGGAGAGGATTTCGGCCACGGAGTTGCAACCCGTGAGTCCAATGAAATTCGATCAGACCGACAGGTTCCCGATGCTGTCAGGGTCGGCGGAGAAGCAGCCGGCGGATTTGATTTTGAACTATCCTATGAAGCACCGCCCGATGAACTTCTGGAAGGTGCGCTGTTCGGCGCCTTTGTGGGCGTCGGTACAGGATCAACCACTACGATCACATCCGGAGCCACCGGCTCAAATCTGGATTTCACCCTTGCTTCCGCAGGCAATACCATTACCTTCGGCTCATCTGTGACACACGGAATCGTAGCCGGTCAATGGGTCGAACTTTACGGTTCAGCCGGCGATGATGGTTATCATCTGGTAACAGCGGTCGATGGGCAGGAACTCACCGTGGAAAGCATCACAGGCGATGAAGTTTTGGACGAAATTGATGCTGCCACAATCAAGGGCTCAATGCTCCGGAACGGTACAACAATGTCCAGCTTTACGTTCCAACGTCAATTGGCCGACATGACCAAATTTTTCGCATTCCGTGGCCAGGTCTGTAACGCTCTTTCTCTGATCGTTCAAGCCGAAGAATTTGTCAGTGGACGGATGGACTTTGTAGGTGGAACAATCGCTGCATCGGATTTTGCCGGATCATCATTCGGTACAGGAGCAAACGTAGCTGCTCCAGCCAATACCGTGATGAACGCCGCTGTCAATGTCGGTTCAATCCGTGAAGCCGGTTCAGCGGTTTCTTCTGATTTGATTATTCAGGAAATTTCCCTGAATGTCAGTAATAACATCCGTGGCAACAAGGGCGTTGGCATCCTGGGTAACGCTGATATCGGTGTCGGTAAGTTCAGAGTAAACGGCTCATTTAACGTGCTGTTTAATGACGGTGCGATCTACGCCAAGTACCTTGCCGGAACGGAATCAAGCATGTCTTTCAATGTCGAAGATGGAGACGGCAACGCCTATATTTTTACATTTCCGCGCATTAAGTTTGATGAAGATGATGGCGGAAAGGTCTCTGGATCTGACACGGAAGTTGTCGAGAACGTTGGATGGTCGGCCCTGCGTGACACCACGTATGACTGCATGATGCAGATCGACAAAATCGCTGCTTAAAGAAAGGAATCAGCATGAAAACGTTTAACGATCTTTTTGTAAGTGACACTGACAAGGCCAACAACGGTGTTCCCATCGTTGTTGGTTATAATGTCAAGAATGAACCTGTAACCTTGTTTATAGCCGAAGCTGGCAATCCGGGCCATGAAAAGGCTCAGCGCCAGTTTGCCAAAGAGCTTGAAGTTTCCCGCCGAAACAGAAAGCATCGGCAGCGCATCAACGCCAGAATTATTGCGATCGGCGTTCTGAAAACCTGGGAAGGCGTTCTCGACGATGACGGCAATCCAGTTGACCCAACTGTGGACAATAAGGTTGCAGCTCTTTTGAAGTACAAAAAGATGTATCTCAGGGTTCTGCAAGAATCCGATGATCCTGATAATTATCGGTCTGACGATCCCGATGAAGATTTGGATGAAGACGATCTGGATGAAGACGAAGCGCTTGAGGATACCTCGGGAAACTTGCAAGCGTCCTAAGATGGACGCTGAAACACGGCAAACATCTTAAATGGTATGAACGGCTTCACAAAGCCGGTCATACAGTCAAGGTTTACCTTGAACGTCCGCTTCTTTATGAAGATCTCAGTTACGATTTTAATGCGTTCTTTGAGTTGAATTCAAGTCGCAGTATGGGGTTTTCAATTGGGCCGATTCCGCTTACCGAAATCTACGCCTATATGAAAATCCGCAAGATTGACAATCCCGAAGAACGTCAGGTTTTTCTAAGACGCATCCAGATACTCGACATGGAGTATCTAAAAATCACATCTGAGGGCAACAATGTCAACAAAAGATCCAAACATAGAACTGAGGATCGGAGCCAAAGGAAAGACAAAAAAGGATTTTGATAGCCTTGATCGTCAGTTAGATAAATCTTTGGACAGATTCGAAAAACTTGGAGCTTCTGCCGATAAAGTACAGGCTCAATCTTCACGTTTCAGCAAGAAGTATGTAAAGGCCAAACAAGAAGAAAAGAAAATGTTGGACATGATTTCCGGCAAGTCTTTACGTGACTATACTAAAAAGCTGTTTGAAGAAGCCAGAGCTACGGACAGATCTACTCAGGCGATTAAAAAAAGGTCGAAAGCTGTTAAAGGTGCGGTTGATGTTGAAAAGGAATGGGCTCACCTTAAAGAAATTCAAGCCAGGCGGGAAAAAAGTGGTGCTGCTGCAAAATCAAGAGCCGCATTAGACGCCCATCCGGGCGATTTTTACGACCATTACAAAACACCTGAAAGAAATTTAGAAGAATCTATTAAGAGGCAGCGAGACTATGACAAACAAATGGAAAAGACTGGCAAAACTACGGAAAAAACTGCCAGACGTGTAAGCATCCTGAATACTCGGCTCGGTGATTTCTTTATCATTATGAGTGGTATAGCCGCTTCCATGTTTGTTTTCCAAAAGCTTCATCAATGGATTCGGGATACTGCCAGGGTTACAATGAGAGCCGAAGAAGCAATGGCCGGATTAAAGTCTGAGATCAGCGCAACTTCAACTGAAATAAGATTTATAACAGATACATCTAAATTCGCCGGATTCGGCGGGCACATGTCGATTGAAAAAGCAATCGAAAAAATGCAAGCATATATCCAAGAAGGATACACCGCAATTCAAGCTACGCAACTGGTGTCCGCAGAAGTTAATAAACTCGAAACCCTTTATGACGGAACTCTAAGTGGAGCGGCCAATGAACTTAAAGGCGTTTTTACAGAAATTGCCACGGTAATCGGCAAAGCAATAACTCCGGAAGTCCGTGCTTGGGCTAATTATTTTAACAATATTCGGGAAGAAAAGTTCAGAGATAAAGAAAAGATGTTGCTGGAAGGTATTTCTGATCTTAAATCCGGTAAGCCAAGCCGACATATAGAACATTACGGTCCTAATCCCAAAACTCTTAAAGATCTGATCGATGATCTTGGAGTTTTGAATTATCAAAGGCAAATGCAGCTTCATGGTGTTGGTTCCGATCATTGGGATACTGGCAAGCCTGGCGCTGATATTCGTTATTGGGATGCCAAAGGTAAAGAATCAAAAACATTGGGAGATAAATGGAAAAAAATCTACAAAGATAAAGTTCAGTTCTACGGCATGACAGATCGTGAACGTGAAACTGAAATCCATAGCAGGCTGTATAAAAAATTCGAAAAGTTTTTTAAAGACGATCAGAAAAAACTGGAACAGCTTCTCAAATGGGACACAGTAACCCGGGCTGAAATCTGGCTGAAATACTATAACTATCCTAAAGATGCTGGCTCTGACCATGAAAAACGCAGGCTTAAAGCATCAGGTGCCGATGTGAAAGGCACGAAGGGTTGGGATGTTGGAGCGCACGAAACTGCTGAAAATATGCGGAAGTTTCGTGAAAAAAGAGCAAAAGAAATTCTTAAAGCTGGAAAAGCATCGATGTCTAAAGATCATCATATAACTGCTGCCATGTACGGAAGCGGTTATGCTGTTGACGGCTTTTTCAATCCAACTGATCATGAAAGGCGTAGGCTCGGCCTTGATAAGCCCCAATACACCGTGGCCGACCAGGATCGTGATCTTGAACGCATCACGAAAAAAAATAACCGCACAGCCGAAAAGGTTCTTAAAGAATCTCGTATTTGGACTGACGGTGCTAAAAGGGCGTTTCAAGGCTATGCCGATGAAGCGACCAATGCCGCTCAAAATGTTGAGAATGTTATAACCAACGGGTTTCAAAATATGGAAGATTCCCTTGTAAATTTTGTTACTACAGGAAAGCTAAATTTCAGAAATCTTGTCGATGGCATGCTTGCTGATCTGGCGAGACTTGCTATTCGCCAGAGCATTATTGGTCCGTTGGCCGGTGCATTTAATACTTGGATGGGACCACCATCAACAGGCAAAGCCAGTGGCGGGACTGTGGATCCATACTCTGCTTATGTCGTCGGTGAAAAAGGGCCGGAGATTCTACAAATGGGTGGTTCCGGCGGAAATATTATTTCTAACAATAAAATTGGCCCTGCGCCACCTGTAACGGTCAATGTTCATAATAACACGGAGCAACAAACTAAGGTTCGTCAAGAAGCTCCGCAATTCAACGGCCAGGAATGGGTTGTAAATGTTTGGCTGGATGCTTTCACCCGAAATGCCTATGGCCTAAGAGACAGTCTCGGCGGATAATTTTTTTTTAACCTTAATCTTACTGATAGTAATATATTATGGCTAACTTTCCCTTATCCAGAAAACCATCCCCCAAATATTTTTCTCAGAATCCGTTTAAACCACAGGTGAAAACGAATTTTGATGCAGGATATGTGCAGTCACGCGCTAATGCTACCCGATCAAGGATGGAATTCAGTACTGGATGGGATGGAATTACAGAAACAGAATTGCAGTCGCTTATTACTTTTTTTGAAGACAATATCGGCACAACATTCAATTGGACGCATCCCACGACAAGTACGGTTTATACGGTACGATTTGTGGAAAACCGTCTTCCTAAAGCTTCTTATGCCGGCCAGCTTGACGGCGAAGATGCTTGGGAGCTTGGGCCGATCTTACTGGAAGAAGCGTAATGTCTTTATCAGCAACAGCCTTTATAGAAAAAAACAAATTAGCTTCTGAATATTCATGGATAGTTCTTTTAAAGGTCACTTTTCCTGATTCTACGATTATCAGGATTTGCAAGAATGTTGAGGATATAACATGGCCTGTAACTGCCGGAGATATCTGGACAGCTTTCCCGTTTGAATTGGATGAAATTGGAGATTCAAAAAAAGGCGAAGTTCCACAGGTGGTCGTTCGAATAGGAAACGCTACCAGGGCAATACAGGTATATATGGAAGCCTACGACGGCCTGGTTGAATCCGAAGTGGATATCATGGTTGTTCATGCCAAAAACGTCACTTCGGCCACATTGGGAGCAGGCGCAAATAATAGTAATCCTGAAATTGAGCTTAATTATCGCATTGTCGGATCGCATGCTGACAATATGTGGGCAAGCTTTGTGCTTGGGGCTTCAAGTCCGTACAATTTGCGATTTCCAAGGGGCAGGGTGCTTAGGAATTTTTGCAGATACTACGATTTTAAAGGCGGGCGCTGCGGGTATGACGGTGCAGACACTTCCTGCGAACGAACGCTGGCAGCTTGCAGATTAAAAATCAACTTGGATTCAAGTAGTAATGAAGCAAGATTCGGTGGATCCCCGGGCGTTGGAACAAAAGGTATCTATGTTTAACGATTTAATTGGCATACCGTTTGTAAAAGGCGAAACAGATTGCTGGTGGCTTGTTAGGCAAGGATTTAAAAAATTCGGAATTGAAGTCCCGAATTATGACATTGTCAGAGAAGCCATCGAACAAGTGAATTACGATCTTAAATTAACCGAACATATTGCCATGTCTTTCAGGTTTCAATGGGAATATTTAGAAGAACCCAAAATTCCATGTTTGGTTTTTATGAGTATGCACGTACCGGATACATTAAGTCATTTTGCTTTATATATCGGCAATAACGAAATTCTTCACACATTGAAGGGTAAAAATTCCTGTCGGCAAAAATTAGATCATCCGTATCTAAAAAACAGACAGAAGGTTTTTTATAAATATGTTGGATAGAAGTCAAATATTAATAACCGCCATTACGAACCATCTGGATCCACTGAACAACCGGATCGTCAGGCGTATTGATTGGGAAGACGGCAAGGCTGTATTTGAATACATGCGGGACATCTATCCAACCATGCCCGAAGATGTCAATGTGGTGAGTTCTGTCAACGGCGGCCCGGTCAGAGATATTCACACTTTTGCTCCTCATATCGATGATAATCTTGTTTTCTGCTTAGTCCCTCAAGGCGATGGTGATACTACAAGCATCCTCGCTGTAGTGGCAATGATCGCAGTTATGGTTGTTGCACCATATATTGCTGCTGGTTTAGCGAATATGTACGGCGGTGGAACATTTATGGCAGGAGCTGCTGGCGACTATTCGGCAGGAGCAATCTTAGGAAGTCAAGTTGCTGGATCTTTGTTGACAGTAGGCGTAGCTATGGGCGGGGCTATGATCGTAAACGCCATGCTGCCGAGGTCAAGCGCCGATACTTCTGTAGGTGGAAATCCGGCTGACGAATCCGCAACTTACGGATGGTCTACACAGGGCAATACTGCTTTAGAAGGTAAAACATGGCCTGTACTGTACGGCACTATGAGGGTTTTTCCTTATTTGATCGGCAGATACATTTCAAGTTCCGATAATAAGCAATATTTGAATATGCTGTTCGGCGTTGCCGATCACGCTGTGGATTCAATCGGTGACATAGAGATCAACGAAAATGCTTCAAGTCAATACACAGATATAAATATAGATACGTCTAAAAAAGGTTCACTCAGCCAGACCCCGATTGCAAATTTCAACGATACTTACACTGAAAGCTCTGTATGGCAGCCATTGGCATACGGCAGTTGGAAACAGGACACTGCCACGGGCAATGCTACGCAAGGGCTTGTTGTTGGGATCACCCTGCCCAACGGTCTGTGTTATTTTGCAGACAACGGATCGTTATCTAACGCATCGGTCAGTGTTCAAATCCAGTATCGCCCAACAAGCGGCGGTGCATGGACAAATATTGCAACAGACACGATCACCGACAAGACTCAAAAAGCTATCCGGAAAGAATATCGTGTAGATAATTTAACTGCCGATGAATATGAAATTCAAGCTTGCCTTACGGCTGATCCGCCATCGACCAATCGATATTCAAATACTATATATCTTGATTACGTCCAATCAGTTATTTATGACGATTTTGCATATCCTGGCGCCTCACTTCTTGGAGTGGAAGCCTTGGCCACAGATCAACTGTCTGGTTCAATGCCAAGGATTTCGTGCCTTGTTACCCGTAACAATGTAGATGTTTACGTTCCTGGAACTGGCTGGACAACCAAGCCATCTAACAATCCAGCCTGGGCCTGTTATGATATGCACGTTAATGCAGAATACGGCGCAGCCATTCCGTATTCCAGAATGAATTACTCAGAGTTTAGTGATTGGGCTGATTTTTGCACAACCAATAATTATACCGTCAATATGTATTTTGACACGGCTATGTCGTTCTCTCAGGCTGTGAATATTCTCAGCACGATGGGACGCGGCACTGTTGTTCAAAAAGGTACAAAGTTCGGTGTTGTTATCGACAAGGCCGACGATCCTGTCCAGATGTTCGGAATGGGTAATATCGTTACCAATTCTTATAAAGAAACATTCTTAGACACTAAAGACAGGGCAAACTGTATAGAAATTACCTATTTCGATGCTGCTAAAAATTATACTCGGCAGACCTTTGAGCTTCGGTCAAGTTCTTTTGATACGGATGCTGATATAACTGAAAATAAAATATCCATTGTTTTATATGCCTGCACATCCAAAACGCTCGCACTTAAACATGCTAAATTTTTACTTAATTGTAATGAATATCTTACCAGGACAATTTCATTTGAAGTCGGGGTCGATGCTTTAGCTTCCAATGTCGGTGATGTTATTTATTTTTCACACGATGTTCCACAATGGGGGTATTCAGGCAGAATAACAGGAGCAACATCTACAACTGTTAATCTTGACAGATTTGTTACGCTTGAATCAGGCACGTCATACCAGGTCGTTGTGCGTCACTATGACGACGACGATCTTGAATTTGCGAGCATTTCTTTTACTGCACCTGATTGGGTCACAGCTACGGCATATAAAGAAGGTGAGAGCGTCAAGAACGGCGGGAATAGCTATACTTCCAAGTCAGATCATACATCTGCGGCTTCTTCTGAGCCCGGCGTCGGTGGAAGCTGGACGACATACTGGACGCTTGATAACACCGAAATTACAATCAAGGATTTAACTCTTAGCGGAGTATGGAGCCAAACACCACAAGCTGACGATATTTATTCGTTCGGAGTAACAAATTCGGTTGTCAAAGAATTTAGGATCATTGGTATCACTCGCACCCAAGATCAAAACAGAAAAATCATGGCTCTTGAATATGACGCCAATGTTTACAGTGATACTGCAACAATCGAAGACTATGAAACTGATTATGATCTGCCATTCGTAACGGATTTGAGGGTTCAGGAGATTTGGGCAGTGGAAGGCGATCTTCCGACCACATTCGTTAATCTGTCATGGCGGGGCTTTGGGGTTCATACTATATATCAAAAAGAATCAACCGAAGATATATGGCGAGCTATCGATACGATTACAGGCAAGAATGATTATGATGTTTATAATCTTGAACCTGGAAAGACATATTATTTTGCAGTTTCGTCAACAAGCAATTGGGAAGACGGCGAATCAGACAGCATTACATTCGATGGGCCTGCCGGAACAGTTCCCTCTGTCCAGAATATTACCCATTCCGAAGAAGTCTATGCCTATCGTGAAAGAAGTTTTACACGCTGGAAAGTGAAATTCGACCCACCAACCTACGGCGATTATTTCTTTTGGTCACATGCCGAGATCTGGCAAATGATTATCGACATGAATACCATCGCCAACGATGAAACGAGCAATGCGAACCATGGAACGATCGAAGGATCCCCGACTATTGAGGACGGTGTCTGGGGTGTCTGGGGCAAATGTCTTGAATTTAACGGCACGACTCAACGGGTGGACTGTGGCGATGGCGGCACAACCGATCTGGCCGATCTTGGCAATGGTGATTTTTCGATCAGTTTTTGGATGGACAGCACATCGATACAGAGTGATGGCTGTATGTTTTCCAAGTATGTCGGTGTCAACGATCATATTTTAATCCGGTCGAACGGCACAAGCAATGAGCTTGAAGTTGCACTGGCCGATGGAGTGAATTCAGTTGTTGGCACATTCACCGATCTGACACCATTTGATAGTAGCTGGCATCATGTTGTCGTAGTTGTAAACAGAACAGACGATAAAATTTATGCCTATATAGACAAAACGATCAGTGCTACGGAACCGGATATCAGTTCTATCGATGCAGATGCTTCGAACGCAGGCAATGTGTCCTGGGGAGCGCAGGACGACGGTTCTTCACCGTATGCCGGCAAGCTCGATGAATGTCGGATTTATAATAGGGCGCTCACGCAAGCTAATGTTGAAGCTTTATACGAACTTGAAGATCTGCAAACCGATCTGATCGGTTACTGGCCATTCAGTTTGTGGCGATTCGTTACTAAGGCCACCAAAGATTATACGTTTGATCCGGTGGAAGAAGGCACAGTCCATTATTGCAAAATACGTTCAGTTTCTTCTCACGGTGTTAAAGAAGATTTTGATGCTGCTCAAACGGTCAGCAAAACAATCATAGGAAAACTGGCCCCGCCAAGCAATCTGTCATCCATGACCGCTGTGGCTAACGGCGATAGCGTTTCAATCTATGCCGATCCGGTGACCGACCCCGATATCGAAGGCTACGAAGTAAGACTCGGAGACGCTTGGGACGGAGCTATCTTTATCAGCCTGAATAAAAACTGTTCACTTCGGTTAAACGGTGTCAGACCCGGAACGCATACATTCTGGATGTCGCCCAAAGATAACTCTGGTAATTACTCGGCCACTCCGGTCAGCGCAACTGTAACGGTATTTATTCCGCCTGGATTCAGCGAGCTTGCAACCTATGGAAGTTGGGCTTGGGACTTCAATACAGGCACTCATAGCAACACGGAACATACGACCTATGACAGCGGAGATGCTTTAAAATGTTCTCACACAGCAAGCGTTTTAACCGGAACGTTCACAAGTCCGGTGCATGATCTAAATGCCATCAAAAAAGTCAGAATTTGGGGTGATTTCAGGACCGCCTTTGTGTCAACCGACACGACCTGGGACGGCGTAGCTCCGGTAGACGTAGATGAAACAATCGATAATGCCGCAGCCGTTGACAAGGGAGGCGGTAAGGTCGGCATTCCAATCACAGATCATAATTTTTCTGCAACCGATGGAATAATGCTGTCCGGCACAACAAATTATGATGGAGAAAACACGGTAGATTCTGAAACGGCCAATGAGGTTGTTATAACGGCAACCTATGTGGCGGAAACATTCGCCGGAACAGAAAGAGCATTTTCTTCGGAAGACGGTGCAACTTGGGACGACCTTTTAGCATCGGTTAAAACCTGGAATCAGATTTTTGAACCGGAAGAAGCCGGCCAGGTCAAAGCAACGTTGTATTACAGTGAATCAAGCAGTACGCCGGGAGTTGGAACTTGGGGATCGGTGGATTTCTTTGAAATTCTGTGCGCTGAAGTTTCGGCCCGGTACGTGTATGTCGAAGTTGAAATTACAGATCCAACGGTAGATACGAATATATATTTAAAAGAATTAAACATGAAAGCTTACGAAGGCCCGCAATAGGAAATAGGTTATGCCTAATTGGGTAGATGATATTTTTGCTGGAGGTCATGTAGCACAGACCGATATGCAGAATTTTGAGAATAATCTTGGTTTGTTAAAGAACTGTTTTGCCGGTACATCTGCACCGACCGTTGGTGTAGCCGACGGTATGTGGTGGTTGGACACAACCAATAGGCTTTTGAAGTATAGGGAAAATTCGGGATGGGTAAGCATTTGGGATTTTGTTGCCGGCGGGCCGGTTGGCGGTGCTGGCGTACCGACTTCACGGTTAATTTCGGCTGGAGCGGGTATGTCCGGCGGTGGCGATTTATCGGCTGACAGAACGCTCACCCATGCCGCCCATACTGGAGACGTTACAGGAGCCGCAGCTTTGGCCATTGCTTCCGGTGCGGTTGACCAAGATGCCATCGGGCCTAATGCCGTCGGTAGAGGTGAACTAAAAACGACAATGCAAAGCATTAATAGAACAGCCACAGGTTTTCAAAGAACATCTTGCACAGGCGCAGGGTACTGTTTCGCTCACATGACACAATGGAGCCATGCGGGGGGGAATTGTGAAGGTGGCGTACTTTGGGGATGGCATGGAGGTTTAGATACATGGGGTAAGGCTTCAATAAAAACAAGTTTATCAAATGGTGCTTGGATAACATTGCGTAATGGAAACGGATCTTATTTAAACGTATATGTCGATGTTTATTATGTTCAATCTTCGGGAGAACTTCATTGGGTATGGATATTAATGCAAAATGGAGAAATTGCGGGAATGTCCGCAGCACCAGATCATCCGGCATATGGCACCGGTGTAATGGAAACACCTTTTAGTCCGGAAGATTATGATGTGTCAAAAGGAGATGAAATTGTACTGATAAACCCAACACTCAAACAGGTAGCACAAGTCAATGCTCGATGCCTTCCGAAAGAAGGCGGTGGTTTTTTGACAATAGCAGACATAGAAGCAGGTGCTAAGCGTGACTACCTTAAACAAAAAAGACCCTGGACAGATGCCTTTCTTGAGCTTTTTGAAATTCAGGAATCAAAACAAGCTGATTGGCCAGACATTCCTGTCACTGTTGCACTTCCCGACGTTTACGAAGGCCAAATTATTTCAGATTGGCGAATGATGCCACAAAAGAAATATGACGAGGATGGAAATTTAGTATCTGTTATAATTGAACCGATTAAACGGGTAATAGCAAGACCGGACTTTGTTACGCCTTTAACAATAAAAGAAAGGGTTATTTAAGGAGTAAGTTATGCCTGATTGGGTAGACGATATTTTTGCTGGAGGTCACGTAGCACAGACTGACATGCAGGCCATTGAAAACAATTTTGGATTGTTGAAGATTTCTTTTGCCGGCGCTTCTGCACCAACGGTCAACGTAGCTGACGGTATGTGGTGGCTGGATACAGGTAATAGAATCTTGAAGTATCGGGAAAACGGTTTGTGGGTTAACATTTATGATTTTGCCAATTCCCGCGTTCTTGCTTCCCTCGATTGCAGCCGGAGTGTTTTAGCTGGAACCGGCATGTCGGGCGGGGGAGTATTAAGTGCTGATCGAACAATCAGCCACGGCAGTTCACAGGTCTGTACGCTTGATACCATTCCTGCCGATTTAATTACATTAGCAAATATGCAACATGGTTCTATCCCTCTGCCGTTTATAGACTCCGAAAAAGGTACAGAACTTTCTACAAATAGCAGCTCTTATGTTTCTGTATTTACGTCAAGGTTTTATGTGCCTACTGATGCAACGGTTATTTATGGCTACGCACGGATGAGAGGGCAAAGCAGTGTAACCGTTTCTTGCCGATTAGTTATCAGTGCAACCGGCGCTGCTGGATCAACTTCCAGTACGAGTTATACATGGATACCAATCGGAGCATGTGATGTCAGTAGTGTGTCGGGATGGCAAACTTTACAAATACAATTGAAAGTAACCAATGTGGCTTATACTGGTTATCTTCAAGGTTATTCATTCTATTGGGCGTAAAATGTTTAAAGAATTAGCTGATTTAATAGGTTTCGGCCGGAAAATTTATGCTCACGGCAAATGGTGGACACGTCTGCAAGAGCTTCAACACGGCGTACTGTTAGTAACAAAGTCGCCAGATGAACTTCCCTGCCGTGTGTATATCGTTCGGCCTACTGACGAAGACAAACGGCACGAAATTTTATTCAGGAATTTTAAAGAAAAGAAGTCTTGACAGGCTTTTTATTTTCGATACAATCTTACTATTAGTAAGTAAAATTATTTAATCACCATAATTTTATTACAATAGGCAAGAAGGACAGCATGATTGAATGGAACAAAATACCGGAATTTGCCCGGGAAGAATTTGACGATCCGAATCACCCTGGATCCGGTGATTTAATTGATCCAGTGTTATTCAGTAAAATATTAACTATGCGTAGATATACCGGATGGCCGACCGTAATACATGGGATCGTCGGCGGAGCGGTCGATGTGGATGGCAGGCACGGCCATGCTAAAAGCAGTCTTCATTTAAAGAAGATGGGCTGCAAGGCTGCTGATTTTCACTTTAATACCGAAGCACCGACCCGTGAGCAGTATAATATAGTCCGGCAGTTTGGGTTTTCGGGTGTTGGAATTTATTACGACTGGCATTGGTTCGGAGAACAACTCCGAATTGGATTTCATGTGGATGATCGTCCACGGGACCGCATTCAACGTTGGACCCGCAGGGACGGAGAATATTTTTATCTGTTAAGATAGCGGAGGTTTTTATGCCACTACCATTGATATTAGCACCACTTGTAACTATGCTCGCCAATAAGGGGTTAAACGCTTTGGCAAAGGCCGTTGATGGGGCAGGGGACAAGGCTCTTGAATTCGTTGAAGAAAAAACCGGCATAAAATTAACTGACAATGCGGGTTTGCCGGTACAAACGCTTTCGTCCGATCAAGTGGTTACGCTAAAGAAGCTTGAATCTGACGAAAAAGTCGAGATTCTACGGTTGTCTCTGGAAAGACAAAAAGAGGAAAACCGGCATAAAGAAGCCGTGATCGATGATAAAAAAGATGCTCGCAGCATGTATACGTCAACCGACCACGCCCTGCAGGACGAAATCGCTAAAAAGGTGTTCAAGCAAACCACTTTTCTTGTGCCGATTTTAGTAGGGCTAAACATGGCGATGATCTTATTTGCTAAATGGAAAAACATCGATCCGGCAGTAGCGGTCGCCCTGGGAAATATATTGGGCTTTGTACTTGGCAAGCTGCTCGATGAACGCAAAACCGTCATTGAGTTTCTGTTCGGCGCGTCAATAGATAAGGTTGAGCGAGGTAAAGAAAATGGCTAAACAAGTGTGCTCCCTGCATTCAGGGTTTGAAAAGTCTATCGAAACATTAGAAACAGATAGTTCAGACAATAAAACTGCTCATGAACGTATTCACCGGCGTATCGATGAACGGGTAACAAACAAGTACTTTCTTTTGCTCGTTGTCCTTGTAATCGGTGGGCTTGGTTTTCAATGGGGAGTTTACGAAAAGATAAACAGCGTTGAAAAAAAGGTTGCTGTTATTGAAGCAAAAATTACAAATAAAAAACGGTAAGTATGAAAATACATAAATATCTTAAAATATCCCTCACTTGTTTCATGCTTAAAAGAATTTAAGCTAATTCCTGCCGTTAATCTCGCCCAAAATAATATTTTTCCCTTGTTTTTATCTAAAATTTATACTTTAAGTAAGATATAAGCACAGGTGGAAGTATGGAAGATATTCGCTGTTCAGGCAGACATATTCTGATTGAAAATTTATTAGAGCAATGTGCCGATGAATGGAAAAATATGTGGCACAACGCTACGATCACAGATTGGCCTGAAATTGAGTCCGATAAAGAGTGGACATGGTTTTGGAGCTGGCTCGGGGATCAGTCTCATTTCTGGATAGACGATCTTCAAGAACTTATCAAAGAAGATTTTGGACTTGACATGGTTCTTTATTTTTGGGGCCGGTCAAGCGCAACAGTAGCTCCGGACGGTTTTCTTAGTAAGTATTATAGAGAGCTTGGCGAAGATACCATTTTAGATCTGGAATATTATAGCGATCTCCAATGTCCGGACGAATATCTTGACGCTTACAATATCGCTAAAAATCACCTCGAAGCATTCCGGCTAATCAACAAAACCGTCAAGGCCGGAGCCAGTGTGATCGCTAAGCAGTGGGAAGAAGCCAAAGAAGCTAACAAATGGGAATTTGATTGTGTATAAAAACGCAACCTTTTCAATGTGCCGGACTTGGCGCTATGAACTTCGTCGTATATGGGACGACCGAAAGCCGTTTGTGCTTTTTATATGTCTGAATCCGTCAACGGCAGATGAAACAAAGAACGATCCCACTGTGACCCGCTGTATTAAGTACGCTGAACGATGGGGTTACGGCGGAATGGTCATGGCCAATATTTTTGCGTTCAGGGCTACTAAGCCCAAAGTAATGAAAGCGTTCCACGCTCCCATTGGTCCTGAGAATGATCGATATTTAAAACAACTTCACAGTATGGCAGGCATAACTATTTGTGCCTGGGGAAATCACGGAAAGTTCAAAAATCGCGGCATTGAGGTCTATTCGTTTTTAAGGAGTCCATATTGTTTAAAAACAACAGGCAGCGGTCATCCCGGGCATCCTCTGTATTTAAGAGCTGATGCAAGGCCGACGCCGTTTTATTTTGCTGGCATATAGCTCAATTGGCAGAGCGTTGTTATGCCAGCTAAATGAGATTTGAACTATGGACTTTTTACTGAGAAGGTTTGTTCATGATGTAAGCGAGTTCTATGATCTGTATTATCACGGTGATATGATAATCTGCAATATAAAGGCGCTGCATCTTGAAAAAATAAAAGAAATGTTCGATCCAAAAAGATTTGAAAATACATTAAATATTCGAACTGAATGCAGAGCGTTTTTGTCAGAAGTTCAGGAAGCGGTAAATCAAGAATGTTATGTGTTCTAAATTTTAAAATCCAGAATAACGGGGCGTGAGAATGCCTTCTCGCCCCTGCCACAGAGGGTACTACGGAAGCGGTCTGTAATCGGCCTTGAAAGCCGAGGGGTGGTAAAACATCGGGGTTCGAACCCTCTACCCTCTGCCATAAAACAAAAGCCGGTATAGCTCCAACGGTAGAGCAGCGGGTTTGTAACCTGACGGTTGGGGGTTCAAATCCCTCTACCGGCTCCAAAGTATCATTAAAGGCGCATATAGAACCTATATGTGCTTTTTAAGTATCAAAAGTATAATAAGGTGGGTTCGCACAGTCCGGTAGTGCAGTCGCCTGCTAAGCGACCGGTGTAAAAGCCTCACAGGTTCAAATCCTGTACCCACCGCCACGGATGGATAGCTCAGTTGATAGAGCAGCCGACTTTTAATCGGCATGTCGTAGGTTTAACCCCTACTCCATCCACCATGGATGGATAGCTCAGTTGATAGAGCCGCCGGCTCATAACCGGCAGGTCGTAGGTTTAACTCCTACTCCATTCACCACGGGCGGGTAGCTCAGTTCGGTAGAGCAAACGGCCGATAACCGTTAGGCCGCAAGTTCGAATCTTGCCCCGCCTACCACGGGCGCTCATGTTCCTCGGTGGCGACGGAGTCTCCAAAACTCTGTGTGGTAGGTTCAATTCCTACAGCGTTCGCCATTTTAAAATATTTCTTTAATTGTTTTCTTACTAATAATAAACTTTTTTCTTGACATCTGCTAAGATGTCCATTACAAAGCAAAAAGATCAGGTGCAGTAAGAGAAGGGCTACTTCGCTCATACCGAAAAACGGGCCTGGCCCGTTTAATCCCTTCTCAATTTTCTCTCCTGTAACAATTTGGATAGCAGAGGAAGTAAGCTGAGGGCTACTTCGATAATTAGGCATTGAAAACCTCCCTCAACAATTTTCTCCTTTGACTTCGAATTAAAGCAGGACAGTAGATTTCATTATTAATTTACTGCCTGTTTTTTTTTGCCTTGTATCTCTCTAATAGTAAGATTTAATTAAGAAAGGAGAAGCAAAAATGGCACGATTTAATAAACCTACAGAAGTCCAAAGTCAAACGGTCAACCATGAGGGCGCTGTGGCCTATCAGATGGGTGCGGAGATGGAGTTGGTCACGATCCTGCTGACCTCTTTCGCCCAGGACAGTTATTACGAATCCGCTGATAAGACATTTGACAGGCTGATCGGTCTGATCGATGCACTCCCCGATAAAACATTTGCCGCTAAAGCTGCGATTTATGCCCGTAACCAATTCGGTATGCGGTCAATCAGCCATGTCGTGGCCGGCGAGATCGCCGCTAAAGTGAAGGGCGAATCCTGGACAAAACGTTTTATTGAGCAAGTTGTCCGGAGACCGGACGATATGACTGAAATCCTCAGTTATTATCAGTCCAAATATGGCAGAACTCCGATCCCGAATTCTTTAAAGAAGGGCTTTGCCTTGGCCTTTAATAAATTTGACCGGTATCAGCTTGCTAAGTACCGTGGCGAACGGCAGGCCGTATCGTTGATCGATGTGGTTAATATTTCACATCCGGTTCCGACAGAACACAATAAAGAAGCTCTAAGGCTTCTGGTCGCTGACAAGCTGCGATCTGAGGACACCCGTGATGCTGTTATGACGGAAATCGGTCAGCGGGATATCAGCGATACCGAAAAGATTGAAAAGAAAGCCGAAGCATGGACTGATTTGCTCAAGACTGATTCACATGGCAGGCGTAAACTCGGGTACTTTGCACTTGTCAAAAATCTGCGGAATATCATCGAGCAAGCTCCGGAGCAAATTGATACGGTCTGTGAGGCATTGATAGATACACAGGTTATCCGTAAATCCTTGGTAATGCCGTTTCGTCTTTATACGGCCTATAAGCAAATTCAGGATATCCACAACTATGAGGCTGTTAGGGTGCTGGACGCTCTCGCTACGGCGCTTAATCTGTCCTGTGAGAATATTCCAGGGCTTCCAGGTAACAGTATCATAGGTATCGATAATTCACATTCGATGAAAGGTAATTTAATTTCACCGAAAAGTGTTGTCACAAGGGCTGATATCGCCTGTCTGTTGGGCGCCATGATGTTCGAAAGAACCGACAATACCGTTGTTATGCTGTTTGCTGATACCCATGAAATTGCACCGTTGATGAAATCAAACAGTGTGCTTGCCAATATGGAAATCATTCGCAGGGTTGACGTTGGTCTTGGTCATAACACCAATGGTTATTTGGTTCCCGAACAGGCAAGACGCAGCAATCTGCATGTTGACAACTTTTTGATTTTCACCGATCTGCAAATGTACGATGCCGAAGGTGTCAGGTATGATCGAACACCACCGACTCCTGGTCGGAGTTTCAAGAAAGAAATCACCAAATATCGCCGTGATGTAAATCCGAAAGCTAAGGTTTATTCGTTCGATTGTGCAGGCTATGGCACATTGCAAATGCCTGCGGGCGATCCGAAGTCTTACCTTCTGGCTGGATTCAGTGAAAAGATGTTTGACACCATCAAACTGCTGGAAAAGGATCGGAACGCTTTTCTCAATATGATTAAAACCATCGATCTATAACGTAAACATGGGGGAAAGTCTCACGTCTTTAATCTGGCTACGCCAATGCCAGGGAGTTAGTCACTCCAATTACCGGTACGTGAGCCTTCCCCTGTTTTTAACCAGGAGAATATAATCCATGCACGACTATATTATCAAAGAAATGGCTGATTTGGTCTGCAAAGAAATTGGATCGGCAGACTTTCCAGCAGAAACTAAGATCAGCGAAAAAGTTGAATCAGCTTTAGAGCAGTATTGGGCAGATAAGATCGCCTGTATTTGGTCGGTTGAAGATGTTCATTTTCAGGCCAAACAGGACGAAGTCAAAGTCACCGATGAACAGGCCGTAGAGGTCTTGGAACTTGTCCACAGGAAGATGGACGCTAATTTAGGCATTAATTGGGATGTGCTTAGCGAAGGCATCAGTACAATTTTAAGGGAACAGGAAAGCCTATGACAGTTCAATGCGAAAACTGCAGCAAACAGTTCAATGAATCAAAAATTCTTTTTAAGTTGATTGAAATCCAGAATTTATTTGAACGGATTGCACCCGGGGACATTGTGCCTTTTGGTGAATGTCCGGAATGCGATTCGTTTGTGTATCCATACGTGCAGCCTATCCGCGTTCTTTGGGGATCAGATCAAAACGGACATACTTTTGAAAGCTTTAATTCAGAACATGAAAAAAAGGGATATCTACAAGCCTTGGACGACCATGCTGGATGGCTTGAATCCGAAGTGTTTCATCCCGACAAAAATGGAAAATTTGAACCTCTGGAAGATGGAATAAGAGAAGATTTAATACAATGCGGTTATTCAGAGGATGATCTTGAATGGTAAAAAACATGGTGGGGATGGTGAAGCGGTCAACACGAAGGATTGTGGCTCCTTTATTCGCGGGTTCAAATCCCGTTCCTCACCCCACATAATATTGGGGAGTAGGTCAGTCTGGTCAGACGGCCGGCCTTGGGAGCCGGAGGTCGCCGGTTCAAATCCGGCCTCCCCAACCATTTTATATACGGGCGTAGCAGAATTGGCATATGCTGCGGGCTTAGACCCCGTGTATTCTGGAGGTTCGACTCCTCTCGCCCGTACCAATTTCAATCAGGAGAATCCAATGTCATCAAATTACGTTCTGCAAAAAGCCGAAAAAAGCTACTGTCCAGACTGCAATAATAATGTGTTCCTTTTGGCAACTCAAGAGTTTTTAAAAAACGATCCAGCTTTTTATATTTGTTTTGAATGTCAAAGAATAGCAGAGGTCGGGGTAAGGCCAATCGAAAAAATATAAATGAATGAAGCTTTATGATCTAACAAATATTTCGTTTGACAATAAAATCACCCCCACCTTTGCCTGCGTCTTTGACCGGCATGCCTTTATTTCACACGTTCTGCGGTGCAAATATGAAAGAGGCGGCTACGAACTTAATGAAACCAAAGTGATTTTATTTAAGCTGGCCTCACAGATCTATCGCAATCCAATCTATTTTGATGCATTTACCAGAAATGTATTTGTTGATCGTGATGTGTCGGACATGAACCGACTCGGTGCTTGCCCTGTCAGAGCAGAATTCGAACACGCATTTGTGTTCGGCAGCATCCGTGAAGCTTTCTGGATCAGAGGCTATACCAAAATTGAAGGCAAGCCCAAAACTCTATGGGGCGATCTCATTGCCATTCATCCGTTCGGCCAGGACGATCCCTGGGGCGGCTGGCACTCCTATTACATCCTCAAAGAATCCAACCCTATCCATCAAAAGTGGGTCACTCGGAACGAATACAAAGGCATTCTGAAACGCTACGGTCAGTCCGCAACGTATGTCAGTTATGCAATTTCATTTCCGTGGAAGCGATATAAAACCTATTTCGAAAAAAATGGCGAGTTCAGCAAAGCTTTTATTGAAGGTCATTTTGGGATCAGCGTCAAGGATTTCTGGCGCAACTGTAAACACGGCAATTATGAGCATATTAAGCAGCTCAAAAAAGAGCGCAGACTTGCCCCATCCCGATTCGTTCCGGGCGTAACAAAATTTGATCGCGGACCTCAGCCCGTACAGACAGCATTATTTAATTAGGAGTAACCATGAAGCCATCTAAAAGAAAGCTGAAAATTATCAACAAAATGATCGGCAAAGATACAGGTATTCAAAGTGAAATTGCCAAATTAATCGATAAGCACGGTCATTGGGGCCAGTACGACAAATACGACAGAGAGGACTGGAAGTACGAAATTACCAACAGTTATACCAACCTCGGCTATTGGGAATGGGTTGTCCATCAAATAGAAGCCGAAGATGCTTAGAAGGAAAACCATCATGAAAAAATGGCTGTCAGTGCCAAAAGAAAAATGCGAACTGGCAGGACCGTATGAATGTCCGGCCTGCGGATATCACTGCATGATCGATACTACTTTTCTTGACCAGGTTCAAGATACGATTATTTGTCCGTCATGCGTAACAATATCGGAAGTTCCAGAATAATTTTTAATTGTTCTTAACTAAAATTTGTCCAAGGAAAACTATGCCCGTATATGAATTTGAATGCGAAGATTGTGGCGAGATCTTTGAACTTATCACGATTAAAAGTCAAAAAACGGCTCCATGCCCCGAATGTATCGGCGGGCCTGACGATAAACCTGGAAGGGGGATCAAAGTTCCTTCCGCAGCGAACTTTGTAGTGAAAGGCTATAACGCTAAAAACCAATATTCAAAGGCAAGTTAAATGGAAGCACATCAAATAGTAGAAGAATGCGACAATTTTTGTAATGGCTGCTTGATGTCTATTCGTGGATGCAAGGATGCCATTATCAGAGATCAAACAGATAAAAAATGTACTGGCTGTGATCATATTATCGAAAGGGATGATCTGGCTGAATGCACAGCATGGTACTGCAATGCCTACGCCAATCCGTCTTTAAAATGGCGAAATGACCAAATATGCCCGCTTGCCACGCATGTCAAAGCGGCCAGTTCAGTCAAGTCCGAAAAGGTCAGGGTCGGCCAGCAAAAAAGGAAAAAACACTAATGAGCACCCGTGAAATTCTTGACAAGCTGCTGCTTAACGATTTTGAGGTTGAAGATATTGTTTCTCACCTTGGAGATCCAAACGCTGTCAGCGATATGGTTGAATTCAGGATGGGTCTTACCGGCTCAAAAATACCAAACAGTATTTGGAACAACGCTCCGACCAGAATTTATCAGCTTAAAATCCCTGATGAAATTCAGGGCCTCATTGATCGGCTGTATAAAATATTACAAAGCACGAAATCATCTACAGATTTTGATCAGCTCATACTGACAAATCTTGTTCGTGACGGCCTTGTTCACCTTCATGAGCGGCACAAACGGCGCTACGCCCGGCTGAAAGGCTATGACATCATAGACTGTCCTATGTGTGACCGGCCTTTTATAACCGGTGGTAAAAAGAATTGTGATTACAATGCCATCAAAAAATACGGCGGCTGCACCCACTGCCTTGGATATTGTCCGATCTGCTCAAAAGAAAAAGGAAAAACCCATGATGATTCCTGACAGAATTACAATCGAAAGTTACATTGAAGCTACCATCATAGTTGCAAAATTTTTATGGAAGGTCTTTAAAAAACACCGCCTTAATCTGCCTGGATGGAACTATGAACTTAAACTGTTTACTGCATGGCAAAGAATCGGAACTGAATTATTGAAGTTGCAAATTGAGGTCCGGATGCTCCAAATTCAGCAGGCATTCAAGGAAGATCCAGTTATTTTACTAACCGATGAAGTCAAGGACGCAGCATGAAGATCCTCACACCATCCGACATGCTTGATAAATTCAAGTTGGAAGTATGCGCCAAAACTGAGGACATAGATCCCGATGAAGAAAGAGATTGGTTTTGTCTTTCTATCGGGTACTTCCTTGCTCTCGGAGCCGGCCCTGAGCTATCTCATGAGCTGGCTCGAACAGCACGATATAAATACGGTTACTGGCAATAAATTAAGGACGCAGCCTAATGGGATTCTGGAATCAATATCCAAAACGAAAAGACCGACGCAAGCCGCGCAAATTTCCAAGCAACGGATGTTATCCTGGCGGTAGCTGTCCCTGGTGTCGTGGTAATCGCCGGTTTTTTGATCGTAAACGCCGGGTTCCAGCCGATCAGGAGTTGGCTAAATATCAAAAAGGGAAAGGAAGAACGCAACATGGGGATGGAGATAGCCGAAATCAAAGAAAGGATTGACAAACCCGACTCCCTGTGGCGAGTATGGCATTTGGTGGACCCGGACGAACCGTATAGCGTTTATGACCTTTCAATCGATGATCTGATAAAAAGGTATCCAACGGCCGCTGTTATGCTGGCTGAATGCCACGGCATCGAGCTTGAAGTCATTGGTAAAAAACACATAAGGATCGCCAGAATTGAAATTTAAATTAATCATCATACTGATTGCTTTGATTTTTGTCCTTCAAGTTTGGGCCGGCGAGCCATTATTGAGGGACGGACAGCGTCTACAACCGGACAGATGGAATAAAAACCGTATCAATATTACCACAGGCGCCGGCAAGAAGGTCGGCCACATCCAGCGGGATCCGTGGGGGCCCAACAAGATGACAGTTCACGACAAAAACGGAAAGCATACCAAGGATTTAAAGCGTGATCTGTTCTGGCCGGATCGGTGGAAGGTGAAGGAAGATCAATGAAACGAATCTGTCTTACATGCAAAGAGGACGAAACGGAATATTACGATAAGATCACTCAGATCTTAATGAAATATCCACATAGTCAGTTCGTAAATCCCGGTGGCCGGGAGTTTGAATTTAGTTTCGGCAGATGTCACGTTCAGGATTATTGCTATAAAGAAGATTACGAAACGCTTCGTAGTTTTCTGCTTAAAAACAACAAAGAGTTGCCGTAAAGGGATCATGTCCGAATATCAACACATAATCTGTGCTTAAATTAAAAATGGTGTTCATGATGTTGGTCCCGAATCTTTTCTTTTGGATGATCCACGATTGAGGCAAGGGATCTTGAGTTTTAGTTATTCTTATGACGATCTGTATGTTGTGTCCTGTAATATCGTATAACTTTGCGCAAAATATCACAATATAACTGGCTAAAAGGAGGAAAAGTATGCGTCAGTATTGGCTTGGTGTGGTTGGAAGTATTATGGCTGTAGATGATTTTGAATCAAGACTTTGGTGGTGTTTTCCACCAAAAGCTAAGCGAGGTGATTACATATTTATGTACTGCACAAAAACTGTTAGTGAAAAACGACAGGGTATTTTTTGTTTGTGCAAACTAAAAACAGCACCTAAGGTTCAAAATGAAAAGAACCTTAGTTGCTCAGGATACGGAAAAACCAGTTTCGCTATAAAGGAAGTCTTCTTTATGGTGACTTGGAATTTATTGAAAGATTCAAAATTCACTTAACAGCTAAGAAAATAAAGAAAGATAGAAAATTATATGAAATTAGCGCAGTAAGGAGAAATTTTCAAGGCACGACTTTCGAGCTTGATAAATTTGCTTTTGATAGAATGAAATTGATTTTGAAGGAAAAAAATAAGGATTGCTAAGAACACAAAATAACAGAATAGAATATTATTCTTCGATTATAAATATTTCTGCCGGCAAACTATCTACGTTTTCTTGTATTTTGGAAGCTTCTTCTGGCGGTTCATTTAATTCAACATTTGTTAAGGGATTTAAATATCTATAAATTTCTAATAAAGGATTATTATTTCTAATTTGAACTAATTTCACCCCTTGATTCTCGGCTGTTTGATAAACTCTTGAACTTTGTCCAAGTTTGTCAAAAATTACTACTCCATGTCGCCCCACTCTTCCTATTTTATCTTCAATCACTTCTTGATTTCCTGAAGCTATAAGGCCAAGTTCTATTCTTATTCTTCCTCGTTTAGATTCAACTTCCGCATCTGCTTCTCGATCAACTTCCGCATCTCTATCAATATTCATCCAACAATTTACATTTTCTGTAAAACCCAACAATGTTAATATTGCCCGTGTTAAAACTCCCTCAAACTGTTTACCTATCTTAGATTTTTGAGATCCTCTTATATTGAGAGTAGCAGATCCTGCCATTAATAAAAGCCATGCTTGATCTTTAAAATCTTCTCTCCCGATGTCGGAAAACAACTCATGAAAAAATTCTATTGTTTCTTTTAAAATCTCTGGATAATGTTCTTTCTTAAACCCTAAGTTTGTAGCTGTTTTTGCCGCTAACCCCATTATCCACAAAAGGAGATTTTTTAATTCTTTTGGTGTACTTGTTTTAGTATTTAAATCTTGTAAAAGAAACTCCATCCAATCTGGACCATATTTTTCTATAGCATCCTTTTGTATCTCACTTAACCATAAATAGGTTGCTAACAATTTACCTTTTGTGTTGTATTCAGTTAGCAGTCTGTAATTTCCCCCCATAAGGGTATCAAATGTGAGTTTTCTCAATGCTATCTCTGAAAAAGGATCAGTTAAAATAACATTTTTCGCGAGCCATTCTTTATAATTGTCTAATCTATAATCAAATTCCATATTAGTAGCCATTTCTGAACCTTTCATGAATATCAAAATCTACTCTTTTTATTTCAGGAAACAACTTTTTTTTGTTTTGTTTCATATAATCAAAATATTTTGGCTCATTATCTATTAACAGGAATCTTCTATTTAGCTCATGGGCTGCTTCACCAACTGTTCCAATTCCGGCAAAAGGATCTAATACCAAATCATCTTTAAAGGAGTAATATCTTATCACTTTTTTAGCTAATTCTAAAGGAAATACAGCAGGATGTATTTTTGAATGTCCTGGATGAATTTCCCAAACATTAGTAACATCATAATCACCTAAGATTTTAGACTCCTCTACGAGATTAGGGTCGTGATGCTTTCTTAAATTCCAATCAATAAGTTTATCAGTCTTTTTTCGATAGACTATAATATATTCAGTTACTGGAACAGGTTTATATTGCAATGGTTGACGATCTGCTGCAAACCTTCTACCCCTACCAAGATTCCAACCAGCTCCTTCTGGTTTCACCCAGATTATATCATCTATAAATTCAAACCCTACACTATCAAATATTTTATGAAAATCAAAGGGGATAGGAATCCTTTTGCTGGAAGTATTTCTGGATGTTCGTCTAATTAGAATTGGGGAAACATTTATAACAAAAAATCTACCTTCTGATAAAATTGAATGAGTTCTTTTTATAACTTTTCTAATAAAATCTAAGTATTCTTGGTAATCAACATATTCTGAATATTCAGGTTTTGCGTTAAAATATGGTGGAGAAGTAAAAACCAATTGAGCAGTATCTGGCGGGAAATCTTCTAAAACATCTACACTATCTCCTAAAATTACTTTATTAGGGATTGCTGCTGGATAAAAACGCTTTGCCTTTGTTTTCCGTTTTTTGGGTTTGGTGTCTTTATACTTATTGACCCTTGATTTGATAATTTTCGTATCAGTTGAATCTATTATTTTAGTCAATTGTTGATCTATATTTATCTCACCTATAAGCCTATTCTTATCATTTTTTAGTTTTAGTGGGACTCTCCAAATTTCATGGCGATCATCATATTCAGGCAATCCCAATAAGACAAATTCAGAACAATCTGATAATTTTTCATTAATCCATTTACCAGAAAGTGCTTTTGCTTTTTTTACTGAGCCTTTCTCAAATAACATTGGATTCAGATTTTATTTTGGATTTGGAATATAGGAATAGTACCACGAAATATTATTACAAAATTAGCTATTATACCAAAATATATTGTGTGTCAATAATTATCAATACACAATATATAGCATATATATAACAAACTGGAATTTTTAGGAAGTTCGTTTACATGGCTTGGTTGGATACTATCTTAGCATTTCATTTTGCGGTGTACCCCCCTCAAAGCCCTACCCCCTTAATCAATCAAATTGCCACCAGTAGCAGCCTCTTTTGTAAGCAATAGCACAACAGGAATATCTATCTTATGTCAACCATTATTCTATGCATTAATTTACGATACCTGCCTTTCAATCAATATCCAGGTCACCTCAGAATATGAATTGATTGGGGTTCCTTATCTTCAATCATAAACAATTTGTGATATGGTCAAAAATCGGAAAAGCGGCCGGCGGTGATACGTAATGGTGAGCGCGGGGTTTTGAACGTCTTAAAACCTGCACTATCTCCAACGTATTTGCACATTAAATGGCTTTTGAAATGTTTTGATATCTTAAGTGTCAATAGAGGTTTTAATTCGTTTTCAGGTTCGTCAAGTCAAGTATAGGTCAGGACAAATAATGGAAGTTAATAATGAATTTCAAGGTCGAATTTAACTACAAAGACGGTCTGCTGCACGTGAAAAAACCGCAGGGTGAGGAAAAGGCATTCCTGTGGCCTCTGCCCGAAGTCGAAGTTCAGCCCTTTATCCGGTTTGTGAGTGAATCAACTTTGGCCGCTCCCCAGGCATTTTCTGCTCAAACTTCTCCGGATTTGCCGTCATCATCCGATATCTCTGAAAGTCAGCCGTAATCAATTCGTTATTCATAAGCGCAATAAAAGCCAGTATGATATAAAATTCTTTTTTTCGGTGCTTAATTTTATACTTGGCAGCCAATTTAAATACGGCTTGCGACAACGGATCGCTGGGCAAATTTTCCTGAATCTGATCCTTCATCCACCTCACCGGATCTTTCCTGAAAGCCTCTACCTCTTTAGAATTCATTGGCATTCGATACATATCTAATTTCTCCCAAGCATTCGGTCAGCTACATCGTGATAAGTTACCATCTGTGCAACTATAAAAGTAAGATCTGAAAGATCTTGATGGATTATAATTACCTTGTTTAAGTCAAATTCCTGATCTGCAAGATGGGTTTTGAGGGTCTCAGGCAACATGCCAGGATCCTGCTGTACCAAACCAACCCAAGCCCTCATATCAAAATGTCCGTATCCAGCAACAAATTTCATTCGTTCCAAAATCGATTCAGGAATTTTAATCTCACGAATAACAGCATGATCAGATATTCGTTTTTTGGTGGCTTGATATTGATCCAAGTTAGTCATCATAGCCCCGTTTCCATTTTGGTAATGTCATTACCAAAATAATATAAAATAATATAAAACTATGGAAAATCGCCTTGCAACCCCCTTAAAAATTTGTAATAATTTCAAGGCTTGAAAAAATCAGTACAATATAGGGGCTAACAGGTATTTCAGTTTTGCTGATCAAGGTTATATCGCCCGTATGAACGGCGAGTTTGATCAGCAAATTCAAACCTAAGCTGAGCGTTTCAAATTTTAAAAGGGGATCAAATATATTTTGTTTTCAATGAATTATTTTGATTTATATTTTTAAAATTCGAAACCCTTCGGGATTGCCGATCTTACCGCATCTACTGTGTCAGATGCCGTCCCGCATAGTTGACTATAGCGGAACGACATCTTCCTTGTATCTGCGGCAATCTCGACAATCGCTCAACTTAGGTCAAAAGTAGTTTTGATTTGTTCTAAGTTTTTATAGGTTACGGAAGATTAGAAATTAAATGACAAAAGATTCGTCTACTGATAATAAAATGTAAACTGTTGAGTTATCACTGCTGTCCGGTTAACTTTTTTGAAAAGCAAGTTAACTATATGAATTTAAATTAAATATTGACGAAATTGAAAGGGAACGATTTGAATTTGCCTTAAACCTGGTTTCATGGT